CTAGCGCACCCTCTAGCTCGGCCACTCGAACCTGCCACGCTCGCAGCCCGTCCTCGGCCTGGGCAAGGGCCTCGACGATATGTGTCAGGGCCACTCGACGCTCGGTCCAGAACTCCGCTCGCTCGTAGCTGTCCATCCCGCTCAGGTCGAGGTTGTTCATCGTGTCGAACAGGAGCTGAGCCTCGTTGTCGGTCTGGTCGGTCACGGCCATCCCCAGATGATCGCGGCTACCCTCTAGCTCACGGATGCGGGCTTCGGCATCAGCGGCTCGCTTCGAGATTGCGAAGAAGCCACGCGCTGATGCCCCGACCATGTACTCGTCCCGCTCCTGTTCGGCTTGGGCGAGGCGTCGCTGCCACTCGTAGCTCTCTCGCTCCATCTGCCACATCGCCTCATCGTTGTTCGTGATGAGGTAGTCGTAGCGTTCGGCCTTGGTTGTCTGCTCGTCCCGTTCCTGTTCAGCTTGGGCGAGGCGGACGGTGAGGCGTTCGAACGCCTCCATGCGTTCGTGGAAGTCCTTGGGCGTACCCGTGTCAGCGTCACGCAGCAGCGCGTCCCTCACCACGTCGGAGTCGGTCATGACGGCCACCCGTCGATGATCAACCAGAGCAGCGCCAGCGTCCCCACCACCGCAGCCACGGCGATCGCCCAATCCCTCCATCGATCCCTCATGGCGTGACCCACCACGCCAGCCACAGACCGGCGCCGATCCAGAACCCGAAGAACATCAACGAGAGAGCGAACGCCTTCACGAACTCGTCTATCACCCTGTCCCTATCCATGATCCAGAGCCTAGCACGTTGGGTCCCAATGTTCCAGTTCTACCCGTTGGATCCCTAAATCCGGGTCAACAGTATCTGTATGGAACCACGGTCGCGCAGCCGCTGCCTCCGAGTCCTACGCCCTCGAGCGGCCCCTACTCCCCCTTACCGTCCCCCTCTGCGTCGACCTCAGCTATCAGACTCGCTAGCCTCTCACCTGCTCTCACGTCGACGGTCTGGGAGGGTCCTAGTCCCGTACGGTCGAGCACGGCGGTAGCGGCCCGTATCTGTGTCGGGTGGTCGTCTCCCAGCACACGGACCCTACCCTTGCGGTCTAGCTGTCTGGTCTGAGCCTCGAGGGATCGATGGAGAGCGTCGACGGCTGGGTCCTGTAGCGCGGCGAGGCGTTCCGCAGCCTTGCGCTTGACTGCCGGGGCGCTTCCGCCATGGAAGGGGCATACCGTCCCGCCCAGTATCGCGGCACGCCTACAGCGTTCCCCGCTGGTCGTGCTGGTCGCTGTGCACTGCCTGCTCGGGTCCATTCGCATCATTCCTTGTCTCGAGCGCACCTTGGGAATCTGTCAAGCTTAGGGTTGACGCGAGGGCGCTTCAGTGATTGAATCCCTATAGGACCGATGGGCGGTCCGTGAAGGGATAGGGACGATGGCACGAGAGCTTGAGACTCAGCCGGAAGATAGAGAGCCCGTCTTCTCGGTGTTCTTCCCCGATGGAGACTCGAGCGCTTCAGTGACTGAGGCGCTTATCTCTACGCTCGGGATTGACGGCGCCGACGTGCGCTCGGCATGGCGACACTACCTCGCGGACGTTCCCGACTCCGAGACCGGATGGGAGCTCGTCACGCGGGCCGTCGTGGCTGCGGGCTTCGATGTCTACAACGGGACCGAATGGTGGGAGGCGTACCGATGAAGCGCACACGGGAAGACATCGAGCGCGAGGTCACCGAGCGTATCCTCGAGAGCTTGCGGGACGGCACGGTCCCATGGGCGCGACCATGGTCGACGGCGGGACTTCTGCCGACCTCGGTCGCGTCGGGGCGGCCGTATCGGGGGATCAACACTCTTATCCTCGGGTTGACGGCGCTTGAGCATGACTACGGCTCGCCGTTGTGGCTCACGTATAAGCAGGCATCCGAGCGCGGCGGCCATATCCGCAAGGGTGAGCACGGGACCGCCGTTATCTTCTGGAAGCGCTTGCGGGTGGCCGATAGGGACCATGAGGGCGAGACGAAGGTGATACCGCTCATGAGAACGTTCACGGTCTTTAACCTCGACCAGACAGAGGGCGTCGACCTACCGCCTCGGTTCCGAGCTCTCACGGAGCGGGAGCCTGTTGACGTTCCTACGGCGCTGGGAGACATCCTCGAGGGCTATGCGGACGGTCCGACCCTCGAGCATCGGGCGCAAGGGTCCGCCTACTACGATCCCGCGCGGGACGCTATCACCCTCCCGCCGGTCGACGCGTTCCGCGATGGGACCGCGTACGCGGGAACGGCATTGCATGAGCTAACGCATAGCACGGGCCACCCTAAGAGGCTCGACCGCTGGACGGCCGATAGCTCGCCGATGCACTTCGGCTCGGGCAAGTATGCCCGAGAGGAACTAGTTGCTGAGCTAGGGTCCGCGATGCTCGCGGCGGTCTCGGGCATCCCGTGCGAGGTTGAGCAGTCTGCAGCCTACGTCGCGTCATGGCTCGAGGCTCTCGAGAATGACCACGGTCTCATCATCACGGCGGCCCAGCAGGCTCAGAAGGCATGCGACCGCATCCTAGGAACGACCTTCGAAGCTGAGAGCGAGGTAGCGGCATGAGCGCAACGGTACGGAAGACGCTAGTTTACGACGACGTCAACTATCTGGCGGAATGCTCCGCGTGCGGATGGTCGAGACTGTACCTCGAGGAGCGTTCAGCGCTCGAGGCTATCGCGGACCACTACGCGACGCGATGCCTGCCGCGCTGTCGACACTGTGGGCGCCCGATTGAGTTCTCGCCCGAGGGTATCTGGATCGACCCTCAAGCCACCGGCGACGATTCCGTGTGGCGCGAGACGTGCGACGCTCACGACACGTTCACGGCGGAGCATGAGCCGACCGCGTGAGCCGATGCGGGCGCCTCTCGGGGCGCGCGCACGGGCGCATGAGGCGCACCGAGGAAGGATAGGGACCATGAACGGGAAGCAGGCATGGCGGACCGTGAAGGGCAACCTCACGCGGGCCGAACGTTCGGGGGATCCCGAGCGGATGCTCCGCGCGGTCGCGGTAGCTCGGGCAACGTTCGATGAGGTCGGGTGGCCTGACTGGTGGGCGCGCGTCGACCGCCTAGAGACTGACGCCCTCGGGATCATCGGCGAGCAGACTCGGGCGGAGTTCATGAGGGTATACGGAACCCTCTCCCCGAGCTACGAAGACATCGATAGGGGGAACGCATGAGAGCACCGAATCTGACACTTGACCTCGAGGAGCGCGGGCCGTTCCGACCGTCGGATATGACGGTCGGGCGCGCCCGAGCGCGGGCCGATGCATTCTGGCGGGACCACGGGCGCATGCGCGCGCCTCGACTCTTGAGCGCCACTGGGAAGATGCTGCATGACTCCCGAGTGGTCACGCTCGGGATCACGCTGCGCCCGGGTGCCGCATCGGGACTTGAGGTATGCACGATGCGCACGGCGGGATGCACTGCCGCATGCGTGCTCGAGACCAGCTTCCGGGGCAAGGATGCTGGGAATCGGGATTCACGGACCCTCAAGACGTTGTTCCTATCGGCGGACCCTCAAGCGTTCATCACACTAGTGGCGCATGAGCTACGCCTAGCGGTGAAGCGTGCCGCCCGTGAGGGTAGGGATTACGTCGCGTTCCGGCCGAACGTCGCGTCCGATATCCGCTGGGAGCTTATCGCCCCGGCATTGTTCGGGATCCCGGGCGTACGAGGCTATGACTATACGAAGTGGAATCCGCTGCGGGACCGCACGGCCCTCGAGAACTACCGATTGACCTACTCGGTATCCGAGCACCCGTTGTCGGAGCGTATCGGCGCAGCCTACGTCGCGGCCGGCGGGAACGCTGCGGTCGTGGTCAACGCTCGCAAGCATGAGGTCCCTACCTCGTGGGCGGGCGTCGCTGCGGTCGACGGCGATGCGACCGATGACCGGACGCGGGACCCTCGAGGCTGCTACGTGCTCTTGAGCGTGAAGGCTGACGGGAAGGCTGATCACACGGGATTCGTGAAGACGATTCCCCTAGTTGCCGTCGCATGACGGCGGAAGGGTAGGGACATCATGAGTGCGGCGTATTGGATAGTTCGGCACAGAGTATCGGGCGAGGTTGCGGTGGCTACCTCGAGCAAGCGCAGCCAGCTCGGGTGGCATCGCACGATCCTCCACCGGTCGGGCGGATTCAGAATCGTGCGCGCCGACGAGTTCCGCCAGGACTGGGTCAAGCTCGGGCGCATGAGCGAGGGTGAGGTCGAGGAAGTGTGGGGGGACAGTGGCTTGACGTTCGCGGCGTACAGGTTGCGTGAGGCTATCGACGCAACCGATGGACCGTGGGATGAGCGGGTCGTGGCTGCGGTTTACGCGGTCGTGGGCGCACTTGAGGATCCGGAGGAGGAGTCATGACGTGGGGAACGTGGAACTACGGTCACCCGGTGGCGTGCGCGGGATGTGAGGCGTGCCGTCCGATGTCGGCCGATGAGCGGGAACGTATGAGGCTCGAGGCTGCGGTCCGGGTCAAGATCAAGCGCGCCATGAGGGTGGCGCTTCGAGAGGCGGGGTTGATTCCATGAGGCCATCGAGGAACGTGATCGAGCAGCGGTCGCGCGCCTACGTCGTGACCTATCGCGACAGCCATGGGCGCATGGCCGAACGGGTCTGGTCGACCCATGAGATGGCCGTGAAGTACGCGGCGCTCATGATCAAGGCAGGGGCGACGGCGGTCACGGTCGACGGGAAGGCGGTGCATCCATGAGCGCGGAGAGGATCGCGCGGGCGCTCGAGGAGGGAGAGCGCCTGCGCGCGGAGGCACGACGTCTCACGGCGATGGCGCGGGATGAACTCCGCGCGGCCGTGTGGGAAGTGGTCGAGGGTGGCTGGCAACAGGTCGAGGTCGCGCGCTATCTGAGCGAGGCTACCGGGGAGGAGTGGTCACGACAGAGGGTGTGGGCACTGATGCATGAGCGGGACGATGAATACGAGGAGGTTGGATCATGACCGAGCGACCGATCATCAACCGGCGGGACCGCGTTCGCGTTGACGAACAGAACATCCGGACGTGGTTCGGTACGGTCCTGAGCGTCAAGCCATCTCGCAAGTCAGGCTGGTGGGTCGACGTGCGCCGGGACGACGGGATGTGCATGTGCGTGCCCGCCGATCGGGTGCATGTGATGCGGGAGGCTGACGCTAAGTAAACGCATGCATGAGGCCCGGGGCGCATGGCCCCGGGCTTCGTGCTGTCAGAACTTGTTCGGCCACGCCTCCACGAGCAAGCCTCCGGCGATGGCTGCGATGGCGAACGCGAGTAGGGACCCGGTTCTGATCCCATCGATGATCGCCAGGATCACGGCGACGAGGAAGAACACTACGGCGAGGATCTCCATGCTGTACCCCTTACCCCTGGTCGGAGGATCTATGCATGAGGGAGGCACCGCCCCACTAGCCGAGGTCGGTGATGGGCACCGGCCCTCCGTCTGGCTCCGGGGATAGGGTACCCGGACGATGGGTTGGCTAGTGGGGCGGTGACATCTGTGAGTCTAGCGGCGGACGATGAACACGATCAACGCCGCGATGACCAGCACGATGAGCACCGTGACGAGCAACGAGCCTGACGCCGCGAGCATGGCGTACCCCCTTCAGACGATGTCTGCACGCTCCGGGCCGGCGAGGTAGACGTCGTTCATCTCCTTGGCGGTGATGGGCACGGGCTGCCCGGTCTTGCGATCACGGCGCATGTGGCGACCGGACTGATCCTTGCCGATCCCCGGCCCCAGTCCCCGGGTCGCCTCGAGCATCTGCTCCTTGGCGTCGGCTCCGAACTGTGAGGCCACGGACTCCCTATCGTAGTACGCATGAAGCTCGGAGGTATCCATCGATGCCTTGTCGAGGGTGACAGATCCCAACCTTCGACGGAAGCATGAGGGGCACTCGCCACGGGCTGAGCCTGAGGTTGCGGGTGCGCCACAGGCGCAGTTCGCCATAATGGGCATATGCTAACCGGCCCGGTCCCGCGCAGCAAGGATCCTCTGGCCGTGTCTCACGATCAGCTCCTCGGGGCGCTCGAGTCCATGATGCCGGCGTCGGTACCAGTAGCATGCTGAGCAGCGGCCAGCCTTGTAGACCGCTGCCCAGCGGCACGTCATGCAGACGGTTAGGGTTGCGACCACGTCACCGAATGGATGTGGCAATAGGATCCGTCGGGCACCGTGATCCGCAGCGTCCGGGCCGCAGAGAGGGGCGTCTTGACCATCCACTCCGCGAAGCAGTCGTCGCCGATCCATGTGGTGATGTCGGCGCTCACGTCCGCGAACTCGCGGGTGCCCCCGACGTCGGAGAGGAACCGGTACCGCACGAACGCCGGACCTTCAGCCCCGACCGCGCGCGTGCACTTGACGTGCAGGTCGGTGCCCTCGGTGATGAACTCGCACGAGCCTCGGGAACCGGAGAAGTCGGCCCCGGTCCGGGTGATCTGAGCCGCCGATGCGGCGGTCAGGGACAGCGACAGCACCATGACGGTGCCGACGAACAGCAGCTTCTTCATTCAGGGATCCCTTCCCCTCGTGCATGACGCCTGCCCTTGGCTGCCTCTCCCTCGGCGAGGTCGTCACGCGTGGCCGTACGCGGGTAGCGCAGAGCCTCGAACTGCACACGCTCACGTTCGTGGGCGGTGGCCTGCTTGAGCAGGTGCTCACAGGACTTGAGTTCGGCCTGTGCTGTGTCGAGCGCCTTGGACGCACGGCCGAGAGCGCGTCGCATGGAGGCTTTGTCCTTGCCGGTGGCGATGTCCTGGGTCGGATCGTTCACGCTCGTGGTGTGCACGTGCGCCTGATCCCCGACGGTGCGTGCATGCGCGGCGCCGTGGACCCAGCGGTACTCGAGGGTGATGCGCGACGCCTGCTCTCGTAGCTCCTTCACGATGCGCTGGATCTGCGCCGGCGTCGGCACGCTCATTCCTCGTACAGCCTGACCGCGTGGATGCATGGATCCCCGCCGTCGATGAACTCCTCGTCCTCTTCCGATGTCACCGGCACCGAGTCGTGCGTGGTGCAGTACGTCGGCGAGCAGTAGCCCTGTTCGACCCCCTCGTGGAGCCACTCGATCACATTGCCCACGGACCCCATCCCCCCCTCTTCGCCATGAGCAGCGAGACGATCACGTTCGTCCGACCGCTGAAGCAGCTGGGCGCCATGCGACCGAACCTCTTGGGTGCCCGGTAGCTGGCGAACCTCCCGGGCCACAGGTGCGGCTGGTGTTGGAAGACCCCGCATGTCCCGCTGCTCGAGTTCACGGCGCGAGCATAGAACCCTGACTCCCGGCCGGCCACGTAGAGTGCCGTGCGCCTGAACGAACCTGGCTCGTTGAGCTTGTGGCTCACGCACCAGATCGTGCGCTTCACCGCTCGGTGCCCGATCCCGAACCGGCACTCCACGTTCTTCGCGTGCGCGTCTCCGGTCCACATCGCGACCGTGAGACAGGCCGCCATAACCCCGGTGGTGATGACCTTCCTCATGCAGTCTCCTTCCGTAGGTACTCGCGCACGGACTGACGGGTGTTCAGCCAGTCGGCGTCACAGGCGTAGACCACCTCGATCCCGGATTCGGACCAAGTGATCTCAACGGGTGTTGGATCCATGAAGTCAGACCTCCCTATCAGACGGCTGATTCTACCCCGCGCCTGCGACGGAACTCGTAGATCCACGATGGATCTCCTTGCCGGCGCGATGGGCGCGCAGGGTCAGGGCGTCGAACGCCTCGTTCCCGATACGCAGCCGCCACAAGGCTTCCTTCTCGGCGGCGTGGGAGTCCACGAACTGGTGGCACCCGTAGCACAGGGCCAGGGCGTTCATCGGGTCGAACCTCGTGGCCCTGGTCCGACGGGTGAAGTAGTGGGCGCAGTGGAGCTTCGGACCCGAGTCGGGACCCTTGTACGATCCGCACCGCTGGCACGTCCAGTTGTCGCGCTTGCGGATCGTGCGGGAGAACTCGATGTCCTCCTTCGTCCGCTTGATCCCGCTCACGCGAGCCTCATCTGCTGCGCGTCCTTCCACACCCCGTAGAGGTGCTGCTGCCCCCGCCCACGGAATGCGTCCATCGGCTCGAGCTTGCCTCCCTCCTTCGGCCGGCGCTCGCTCCACCCACAGGTGCAGCTGATCCGCCAGAACGAGGAGACGTTCTTCTTCGGCTTGACGACAGAGAGCGTGTGGCCCTTCGTCGCCTCCGGGAAGCTGATCATCATGCGTTCACCCCCGAGAGTGCTTTGGCCCACGGCTTGCAGAGTTCCTTCCACTCGGCGTCGGTCATGTCCTTGGGCGCCTTGGTCGCCACGGCACGGGCGAAGTCGAAGGCGATCTCGACCAGCGCCTCCCAGTCCACCCGCTCGGGCATCGAGCGGAGCCATACGGGGTTCGTAGCCTCTTCCCCGGCCTCCCGTACCAGAACCGCCTGCGAAGCCCACAGGCGCGCTGCCATGTACCGTGCGGGCTGCTTCTCGAGGCCGGTCGAGGCCATGATGGCGTCGGTCGCCGGTCCCCGCCACTCGGCCTCGATCTCGGAGACCTGATGCTGGCGCTCGGTGACCCCGAGGTGGCTGAACCCGTGGGCGTCGGAGTCCCGCATCTCTCGGTAGATCTCGAGGGTGCGCCGGATCGTCGGCTGCTTCGGTTCGTGCCGTGCCTGGATCAGCGAGTGATGGACGCAGGGTTCGCAGTCCGCCATCTCGGCGAGGTCGATCGCGTAGGTCATGCACCGCTCGGCGCTCGCCGGCCCGAAGGACGTGAGCATCCGGGTCACGCCGGCGACGATCATGTCCGCCCCCATCTTCACGTCAGAACCTCCCCTATCTCGATGGCCCGTCGTTCTTCCTCGGCCATGTGTTCCCTCACGAGCTTCAGTGCCCGGTCCTCGACCGTCTCCCGCTGGATCTCCTGCCGGAACACGGCGCCGGCCGCAGCATTCAGGCATCGGCGCATGTTCCCACTCAGACCGAGCGCCGTGATGTTGAGATCCCCCATCGCTATCGTCCAGCCTGGGATCGCCGCCAGAATGTCAGCACCGGAGTAGCCGGCGGCCTTGAGTTCTGCTCTGGCCTTGTTGATCTTGCCTCGTTCTCTCGGCGAGATTCTGGTCTCGGCCGTGTACTTCTCCCCGGTCTGAACGAGATACAACGCTTCGAACAATTCGTCGCGCGACGAAGGCGCGCAAGACTTTAGTTCTGTAGAACTTGAGTTGTAGGTACTGACTGTAGAACCTAGTTCCTTCAGTTCGGGTGGCAGTTGGGGTCCCGCGCTGTCGTCCCCCGTTTGGGGGACTGGCAGATTGTCACCCCCCTCGACTGGCATCACGCAGTACATATTCGTGGCGAATCTGGGGTGGCTCCCGAGCGGGGTCAGTTCACCGAGCGCGACCAGTTGGCGGATCCATCGCTGGACGGTTCGAACGTGGACCCGGGCGTCCTTGGCTATCCGCTCGACGCTAGCGAAGCACACGTCCTCGTCGCCCCCCGCTCGGTTCGCCATCACGAGCAGGATCAAGCGCGCGGTCCCCTCGGCCTCTGACTCGTCCATCACACGGGCCATGGCTTGGATGCTCATTCTGTTCCCCTTCCCGGGCGCAGACGCTGCCCCGGTGGGGTAGAATGGACGCCTGCGTACTCGTCATCGCAGAGGATACACCCGAAGAGGGACCCGACCGTGTAGGTCGGGTCCCTTCTTCGTGTCAGCCCTGATCCGGGCCGGTGCGGCCGAAGGCGGCCTCTTCGCGGGACAGGTTCGCGAGGGTCTGGATCGCCGAGAGAACGCCGCGCTTGGACCGGACGATCTCTAGCTGGGCGTCCTTCACCTTCTTCGCCAGATCGGCAGCGAACTCGAGATCCCCTATCGTCACAGCCTCCCCGGTCGCCCGGTCCGGGGCCATCGACTCGTAGGCCACAGCCTCTCGCATCGCCTGGTTCGGCGCGGTCTTGCCGACGGCGATGAGGGCTGAGGTGTGGTGCTTCTCGTACCAGTGGGTCGCCTCGGAGGAGTCGATCGAGGCCTTCATCAGGTTGTCGCACGCGGCCTCGAGTGAATCGACCGCAGCTATCAACCTCACGTTGAGGTCGTAGAGGCTACTCGTCATCGTCCAGTCTCCCTATCTGGTCGTCAACGTGACGCTCAAGATCACGTTGATACTTGACTTCCCAGGACGTGATCAAGAGCGCGCCCACGAAGGTGCCGATGATGAAGCCGAGGAGCAAGAAGAACAGGCAGATCCAGAACCACACTAGAGCCACCCCCGTTCACGCCACGCCTTGTCGATCTTCTTGTTGTCACCTCGCCCCTCGTACCCGCCAGTTCCGTGCGAGAGGACGGCCACGAGCACGGGGCCATCGTAGACCTTGATGTGCTTCTTCCCGCGCACGATCCGGGCGCCGGCACGCCTGGCGGCGGTGATGTACTTGTCGTGCTTCTTAGTCGTCATCATGCCCCCTTCTTCTGGAGCGCCAGCGCCGTGACGTGGGCGAGCGCCTCGGCCAGGTCACCGGGATCCACGTTGCCTTCCTTCAGGTCGTTGTAGCGCACCGAGGAATCGGTGGTCTGGATGAACATCGGCAGCGGCTTGATCTTCAGGTCGGCGCAGATGTCGAAGAAGTTCCTCGTCATCTCGAGGATGTCCGGGGAGGGGGCCTGCTCGCCACCCTCTTCCCCAAGAGGCGGCGCCCCCAGTGGGTCCCCCTCCCCGGACGCTGTGTCGACGGGGGCAGCGGGCGTTGCACCCGCGACACCACCCAGGTCGGACTCGTTGGGTCCTACCCCCGCCGACGATTCGAGTTCCTCGCGGCTCCACAACGACAGAGCCACGCCGAAGCGCATCGCGCCGTTGCGGATCGCATCGGAGATCACCTGCTTGGGGTCCGGCCCATCACCGTATCCCGGCCGGGTGACACCGAGGATCGTCAGCCAGATCCACAGCCCTCCCTGCGCGTCGTACTGTGGCAGGCCGTGCTCGGTGAACCCCATCGGGCGCCACGTCCAGTACGGGTCCACCTCGAGGAGGCGATCGGTGACGGCGGCGTGGCCGACGTAGTCCAGATGCATCGCCGGCAGCCCGTGGTAGCCACCGCACTCCCGGCAATCCCCCTTGGGCGAGTCCTTCTTGTACGGCTTGGGCAGCTTCCCGATCGCGGTCTTCGGGAAGTCCTTGCGGAGCGCCTTGAACTCTCCTACTTCAGGCATTGAACTCTGCCTCCCTATCGTCGTGGTCATCTGAGTGGTCGAGGTCGTACTCGGACGGGGCGATCTTCGGCGAGCAGAAGGAGCACACGACCTCGCCGTCCTTCGCTGCCTGGATGCACTCGGGGTGCAGGCCCACCGCCTTGAGGTTGAGCTTGGCCGCCTCGCGCGCGTACATGTGCGCGCGGGAGTGCTCCTTCAACTCCTGGGCCTGACCCGGCTTGAACTTCTGGTTCGGGTCTACCGTGCAGTGGCCCGAGTGGGTCCACGCGATCCCCGACGGCCAGGGCCGGCGGAACGGAACGCAGCAGCCCTCGGGCAGGTGCGGGTTGCGAATGCGGTTGGTCATGCGTTCACCTCCGGTACCTCGTACATCGCGGCGCCGCACAGGCGGCAGACCCAGGCCCAGACCACGGGGTCGGACTTGGTCCCGTGCGCCTCGAGCACCGGCTTGCGGATCGCGGAGTGCTTGCACGGGGGCGGCGGTGTGGACTCGAACTCGTTCGCGTCGTGCGGCGTCGAGTCCCAGAAGTCGTCCCACTCGCCGGCGTCCCAGGCTGGCTCGTACATGGTGCCTCCCTTCCCTATCGTTCCCCTATCGGGATTCAATCTAGCACCGGGGGGTGACATAGAACAAGACCCCCCCGCCCGAAGGCGGAGGGGTCCGTCTCTCCCGGGGGGAGATCTACTCCGAGGGGCCTACCTTACCGAATCTCGTGTCCGCCGGGTTGACGGCGGCGATCAGGATCGGGACTGCGACCACGAGGCCGGCAGCGATCCACGTCGTGACCTCATCGAGGCCGACCGAGATGGTCTTGTCCGCGCTGAGATCCAGCACGAGGTAACCCAATACCACGCCGACCAGGACGCGGAGCGCCGAGCCGATCGGGGTCGTCAAGAACTTACCCATCGTCTTGCTCCTCTCTCTCCATCTGTTGTCGTGTCCACTCGACCACGTCTGCCACCTCTCCGAGGTGCAGGTCGAGGGTCTGCTGCACCTCGCCGACCTGTGCGCGGGTGCCAAGGTGTTCGGTGTGGAGGCGCATCAGCTGCGCGTTCTCCTCCACGTGCTCGGCATGGATCTGCTCCAGCCGTTCGTTCGTCGCGATGGTCCGGGCCTCGAACTCGCCGTGCACGGTCTGCCCCTCCATGAGCTTCACCTCGATCGTGTCGAGGCGCTGCTCATGCCGCCATGCCATGTCCTCGAGCCTCGTGAGGGACTGGCCGGCGGTGTGGCTGTTGCCGGTGTCGAGCGACTCGAGGATGTCGGCAGCCACGTTCTTGGCGGTGGTGCGGTTCAGCTGTGCGAGGACGGCGACCACGAGCACACCGATGAACGAGAGCGCCCCCGTCACGACGGCTGCCCAGAGCAGGTCGTGGTCTTGTTGAGCTACCGTCTCCGCGAGCATGGGGGGCGGTCAGCCGCTCGTCTTAGGGTTGGTCAGCGCCTTGGTGCCGGCTTTGTAGCCACGCTTGCGTGCCGGCTTGGCGCCCTGTGGGGGCTGGGGCTTGCCGGCGATCGCTTCGTCATAGCCGGACTGCCACGCCTCCACATCCTTGAGTCGCTCTCGCTCTTCGGGGGTCATCTCGTCCTCCTGCTCGGGGACCCAGCCGCCGTAGTACGTGTAGTGCCAGTTCTCGGTCGGCACATCGTTCACGTACCCGAACCGCTGGGAGTTGTTCCGCAGCCACCCCAGCGCACGATCGGTCAGCCCGGTGAAGTCGACCGCGACCGCCCACCCGTGGTTCGAGGTTCCGGGGTAGGCGGCGAGGTTGCCGCCGGACTGGAAGTCCGCCCACTTCTCCCACTGCTTGGCGATCGTGCGGTAGGTGTACTTCGTGTGAAGCTCGGTGATGCCGGTGTGGTGCGCGGCCTCGAGGAGCGCCGACATCGCTGCCGCCGCCTCTGGGTGCATGATCCCAGGTCCCTCGAGGTCGGGGTCGTACTGGCCCGGGATGATCGCCTCGAGCTTGTAGCGAGGGACCTTGCCGTTCTCTACCTCGGCACGCCACGCGTCTCGGTCGTAGGCCATCTCAGACTCCGTACTGCCAGTGCCAGGGTTCACCCGGCACGTCGTTCGTCCACCCGTGCTGGAGTAGCCAGGACCGTAGATCCGGGTGGGCCGAGAGGAAGGACGAGGCGATGTCGACGGCGTGCCCCGTCTCGTGGTTCGAGGTCCCCGGCTTGGCGGCCATGTTCCCCGTCCCGTTCTGGTACGCCTGCCACAGCCGTTGCTGCTGCTCGCGGGTGCGGTAGCTCGAGACGACGTTCCCGAAGATCGGGAGGCCGAGTTGCTGCCGTGCCTGTGCCAGGGATCGCATCGCTGGTGCCACCATGGTCACGCCGTTGATGGTCTTGAGGGGGCCGTTCGCCCCGGTGACGGGGGTCCCGGTTCCGCCGGCCTGGGCGGTGATCCCCTGGATCTGGGCCATGCGGGCCATCGGGTCGGTCGTGGTCACGTCGGTGGGCGCGGCGGCGATCGCCGCCTGGTACGGAGCCAGCAGCGAGGAGACGCCCTGCTGGGCTGCCGGTGCGGGAGACGGCGGCGTCATCGACTGGAACTGGCGCATCTGCTGTAGCCGAGCATCAAGGTCTGCTAGAGGGTCAGGGACCTGGGGGGCTAGCAGCTGCTCGAGGCCGAACGCCATCTCAGTACCACCCCTGCTGGTTCCGGACGGAGAGGGCATCGCTCGGGGTGCCGTACCGCCCCTTGATGTAGTTCAGGAACCAGCGGATCTGAGCTTGAGGGTTAGACATGAACTGCTGAACGTTGATGTCAGGGTGAGCCGACGGCAGCATCTGCGGGATGCCGGCCGCGCCGCTCGAGGAGTTCACCGCGTTCGGGTTCCACCCGGACTCGGCGGTCGCGATCTGGTCGAGCGCGTTCCAGTCCTGGCCCGTCCAGCCGTAGCGCCGCGCCGCCATCTGCTTGGCGACCTGCTCCCAATGGGAGGGAGAACCCCCAGCGGCACCGGTTGGTCCCGCACCCGGGCCGCTGGGGGGCTGGATCGCCCCGATCTGGGCCTGGAAGAGCGGGCCGAAGATCGGGTCGAGTTGCATCGAGTATGAGGTAGGGGCGGAGGATCCGCCCATGAGGAGGTTGTCGAGGCTCATGATGCCATCTCCTGTGCCGCCATCCGCTTGAGCGCCTCGGTCAGCGCCGCCTTCTGATCCTCGGTGAGCATCTCTTGGTAGGCGCCCACGTCGTAGGGCTGGGTGTTGAATCCGGAGAGCTTCTGCAGCTGCTCGATCACGCTCTGCGGGTACTTCGGCTCTCCAGTATCAGGGTCGAGGATGACGCCCTTGCCCTGGAGCGCGTCGAGGAGCGTCGCCGTGTCGTAGGTGGTCCCGCCGGCGACCGCCTTCTTCAGCATGTCGTACTGCGGCACCTGAGAGAGGAGGTGCTCGAGGATCCCCGGACGAGGCGCAGCGACGGGTTGCAGGGTCTGCAGGTTGTACGCCTGGTCCGATCCGAACGGGGTGTAGGTGTTCGCGTCGGTGAACCCCTCTCCGGTGAACATGTCCTTGCCGGTCGACTGCTCGAGGAACATCTTGATGGCTGGCGAGAGCATCTGCGTCGGATCCTCGAACATTCCTGTGAACGGGTTCGCGCCGGCGGTGCGAAGGAACGACACCTCGCCGCCGGGGGGCGACAGGGGGATCGCGCTCTCGAGCCAGGAGGGGAGCGGCCCGTACTCCTTGATCATCTCCTGGGTGGCGAGCGTCAGCCCGCGCAGCACCTGAGCACGGAGCGGGTACTGGACCGGGAAGGTCATCATCAGCTTCACGGTGTGCTTGTAGAAGCCCCAGAAGGGCACGAGCCAGCGCCGGATCACGTGACGCTCGAACGGGCCGAGTGCCGTGTAGTTGCCGAAGAAGTGGTCGACCTCCTCGACGGCGGCCCGGGCGGCGGCTTCGTCGTAGCCGTTCTTCATGATGTCGTTGATCCGACGGTCGGACTTCCAGAACGTACGCCCCGTGCGCTGGATCGCGTTCCGGCCCTGCTGCTTCTCGACGGCGGTGAGGAAGGACGCCTCTCGGAACGATGCCTCGATCTCGCCGTTCAGGGAACGGACCGCGTCGGAGAACCGGCGTGGCAGCGTGAGGGCGGTGTTCGCCTTCGTCCCTGGGGTGCGGGTCCCCTGGACGAACCGACCGATCTTCGTCTCGGCTGCATCCTTGCCGAGGTTCGGACGGTACTGCTCGAGGTTGTTCTTGCCGAAGAACCCGGAGCCGGTCAGCCCTTCGTAAGGGAGCGTCTCGACGCGCGCGGCGAGGGACTTCTCCCTCAGTTCGGGTGGCCCGAAGGCGTCGGCCACGCCGGCGAGCCACGGCTTGTCCTGCGCCCACTTGGCGAACAGCGCGCGTAGGCGCTCGCCGAGGATCCGCGCGACGTCGGCCACCTTCACGCCCTGCATCGCACCCATCACCGTGTTGCCGAGGATGTTGTTCACGACCCAGCGCGGCGAGCCGGTCAACACGAGCGAGCGCCAGGTGTTCATGAACGGGTCGTAGGCGGCCCGGACGTACTTGCCCCCGCCCGCCCGCGCCCACTTCGCCGCCGCCCCCATCTCTTCATCCAGCGCCTTGGGGATCGCGTAGACCTGGGGCTTGCCCTCCCCGAGCAGCGTGTCGAGATCGTCCAGCGTGCGCTGGCCCACGTCATCGAGCGCCTGGGCGAACGCGGCGTCGGGGTCCATGCCGTTCAGGCGGTAGTCCTCGAGCTTCTCGATGAACTGCATGTGGATCCGGTGCTTGAGGAACAGCGCATCGGGGGAGACCGCCACCCAGCCGTCGGGGATCTGTTCGGCGTCGGTGACCACCCGACCCATCCGCTTGATCCGGGTCGACCACGAGTTGTAGGTGTTCACCTCGCGGGCACGCCGAGCGGCGCGGCGGGTGAACGCCTCCATCGGGTCGGTGATGTAGTTGCCCTCCTTCATCAGCGTGCCGAAGAAGCGGGCCTCGTGTGGATCTCGCGCGAGGATGTTCGCGCCGGCCGCGCGCTTGACAGGGAAGAAGTCCGATCCTCCCTTCGCACCCTCGTTGCGGATGTGGGGGAAGTAGGAGGGCTGAACCAAGTCGTTGCCGTAGAAGGCGTCATCCAACAGAAGCGCATCGGGCGGGTCGGGTTCGATCCCTCGGAGCGTGCGGGGCGGGGCCTCCTCGGTCAGGACCGCTGCTGCCTGGGGGGTCGGGGGCACCGCCTCGGCCACGGCTCCCGCCGCCTCGGCAGGGGCCGCTCGCTCGATCGGCACGCCGGCGTCCGCAAGGATCTCGCGCTGGAGGGCGGACGGTGCGCTCCCGTCCCAGAGTTCCTCTCCCTTCGTCCAGCGCCCCTCGGCCTTGGCCTTCTTCAGGATCGCTGTGTGTGCGCGGTCCTTGGCGGCGGCCATGAATGTGTCGCTCCTGGGGGTCCCATACGCCTTGATCTTGGCGTCGATGATCTCCTGACGCGCGGCCTGAACCTCGGGGTGGTCGTCGGGGATGAGCGCCTTCACGTCGGCAGAGGACTGGAACCGCTCCGCCATGGCAGCCTCGTCCGAGAGGGGGGCGGCGGCGGCAGGGGCCTCGGGGATGGTGGCCGCCGGACTGGGCGGGACGTCGGGACGGGGGGCCTCGGCGAGGAGGGCACGCTCCCCGCTTGTCAGGTACTTCTGCTGGATCGGCCCATACAGGCGGTTGAGGTAGGACATCGGGGTCGCCTCGAGGTTCTCGAGCATCGGCAGCCGGTTCTCGATGTCGATCACCCGGGCGTGGTCCGACAGCTTCGTGGCCGGGTTGTCGTAGCCGGCGGCGCGGCGCTCGAGCGAACGGTTCAGCGACCGGATGATGCGGTCGATCGCTCCCTGCTCACGGGTCACGTCCCAGCCCCACTCGGCCATCTGGGGGTCATCGAAGCGCGCACGCACGTCACGGAGGCGCTCAACGGCCGCATCGACCCGCTGGAGGAGGGGATCCTCGGTCAGGACCGAGCGGACCTCGGGGGCCAGTTCGGTGTTGACCGCCATGTCGGGAGCGTCGGCCAGGGAGATCGCCTTGCCCTGGTCCCCGCCTACGCCATAGCGTGCCTCGGCCCACGGCTCGGCTCGCATCCCGTCCACGTTCACGTCTAGCCCCTGGGAGGTGATGTGGTACGTCTCCATGTTGGCGTGGTCGAACGTCCGGTCTTCCTCGGCGGCCTGCACGATGAGGTCGTGCATCTCCTTGGCTTCCTTCTCGCGCAGGCGCAGCGAGTCGGCGGCGAGCGTCTTCTCGATCCGCTTCGCCATGAAGGTGGGGTTGAGGTTCTTCCGCAGCACCGGGATGTCGATGCGACTCATCCCACGCTCGGCCGCGCCTGTGAGGATCTCGTCGTAGAGCTTGGTGGTCGCGATAGCCCGGGGGTTGGGGGCGATCGCCTCACCGAGCGCGCCGGACTTCATGGTCGAGCGCAGCATCTCCGCCTCGTTCCCGAGCTTCTCCACCGGCTCGGTCAGGAGCTTGCGGATCGGCGTGGTGAACAGGCGGTTGAACGGGTTGTACGCCTCGGTCGAGGGGATGAAGTGCGAGGCCACGTCGGGGCCGGCCTCCAGTACCCGGTAGGTGGGGCGCGGCAGCAGCCGGCGAGCGGCCGTCATCGGGCCTGACAGGGACCCAGCCTCCACCAACTGGTCGAGGCCTTGGCGGATCGAGGCGGCCTCGGCTGCCCTGGCCGGCACGCCCGCAGCCTTCATCGCGGCGGCTGCCTCCTCAGCAGCGGCGAGGGTGTCAGCACCCTTCAGCGCGGTGCGCCCGCCGATCGACGCAGCCTTGGCTCCGAGGGAGGCAACCGAGGCTGCGTCCAGCCCGAAGGCCAGGGGGTTGTCATACAACTCCTGCAGGAACTCTGAAGCCGGACGTCCACCGGGGGCGAGCGGCCCGTACCGGTTCACGAGGTCTTGGATGATGACCGACTGGGTCGGGTGGAAGCCTTCCTCGGTGAACCCGCCCATCGCCTTGGCGATCGGGAGCAGGTTCGAGTCCGTCTCGGCCTTGCCCAGGGTGGCCGCCTCGGCCAGCGCGGACCCTACGTCGCTGACGCCGGCACCGATGATGCTGGCGATCCCCTTGCCCATGTCGGCCACGCCACCGAGGAGGTTGCCGACCAGTCCCCAGGGGGAGTGCCCGCCGGACTGGTCGGGCTGGATCCCGCGCGCCTGCAGCTGAGCGAGCAGCTGCTCGAGGGTCGGGTCTACCGCACCCGACGTAGTGCCGAGCGGGGAGGGGAACCCTCCACTAGAGGTCGACCCCAGCGGCGTGGGGAATGGACTCATCCGAAGTTGCTCGCCGCGCCGCCGAGGGAGCCGGTCAGCATCCTAAGCAGATCCTCGAGCTTGCCCTGGCTCGGCCCTCGAGGCGGTGGGTTCGGAGCACCGCCTCCGCCCGCCCCCAGCAGGCTCGCGGCTCCACCCATGATCCCGCCACCGAGGCGGCCAACATCGTCGGCGATCTTCGGCAGGCCGGCGAGCAACTGGGGTCCTGAGGACATCCCGCCGGTCAGGCTCGACATCACCATCCCGGGACCGCCCCCGATCAGCTGCTCGAGGATGCTGGGGTCGCCGCCCCCTGGCTGAGCCGTAGGAGACGTCATCTCCGGCGCCGCTGCGCCTGCCTCTCCCGCTGCGGCGCCTGCGGTCACAGGAACGTCGACCTGATCAGGGTTCACCGCCGCTGCCTGGAAGAGCTTCCCGTACAGGTCGAAGGCTGCCGCCTGCTGCTCGGCCGGAACCCCCATCGCCCTGAGCGTCGCCATGTACCCCATGCGCGCGTCGTGCAGGGTCGTGGTCCCGGTCTGGGCGGCCGTCGTGGCATAGGACTGGATCGAGTCCACCGCCGACTGGTCAAGGTTGCCCGTCCCCCCTCCGCCGCCACCGACGAGCGGCTGCAGCGAGCCGACCGCAGCGTCCAGCCCCTGGTCGAACTTGGGCTTGGCGAGCGCGGGGTTCATCGCCTGGTAGGACCCGACGAGGGCATCGAGGCCGGCCGGGTCCACGCCGGGGGTCGTGGCGTAGGACTGCAGGTTCGAGATCGCGTCCTGCATCATCTGCTGGTTCATCGCCTGGCGCTCGGCCTGACGCTGGACCGCCCCGGACTGCAGCCCCGAGAAGATCTGGAACGCCGTGCTCGGGTCGGCCTTCGCCAGCCCCGAGGACAGGAGCGCCTCCAGCTGGCTCTGTTCGTAGGGTCGGTAGTTCACCATCACTTACCTCCCCACATGTTCGAGCGACTGATGTACAGGAGCATCTGGCGCAGTTCCTTCTCGCCGGGGTTCGCGGTCGGAGGGAGTCTCCCCCCTGCCTGGCGGTACTGCTGCATGATCACGTCCCGCTTCGCCTTGAGCATCGTGTCGATCTCACGCTTCTGGGCGGGCGTGAGGGTCTTGTACGCCTTGACTCCATTGATGATGTTCCCGAAGAGGCCGCCGATGCCAGCCCCCGCGCCTACTCCGGCTCCGACCCCTCCGCCAGCGCCTGCACCGGCACCGATCGAACCGTCTCCGTTCGGGTGACGTCGACCGCCACCGCCACCGCCACCGCCACCCCCGCCGGGGTTCCAGCCGCCGCCTCCACCGCCGCCACCGTTCATGCCGTCGATGACCGACTGGAGGTAGGAGTACATCGCCTTGTCGCCCTTGGCCTGGGCCGCTGCCGCAGCCGCGCGGAGGCCGAACTCCTTGTTCGCCATCTCACGCTGCCACCGCTCGTCCCGCAGTTCGCCGAGGCGCTGGCGGATGAGGGCCGGCGTCTCTGAGGTGAGGTCGAGCTTGCGTTGGGTGATCTGGTCGAGCAGATCCTGATAGTCCTGCAGGTAGTTCCTCGAGGCCGTCATCCCCTCGATGCCGCCCTGGCGCACCGCCGAGGTGTTGTAGTCGACGTTGCGCGCGCGATCGGAGGCGAGCGTCTCGAGCGCCCCGGTCCCCTGAGCGCCGACCGAGTTGGTCCCGGCCACGATCTCGGACTGAGGCACACCCTCGACGGAGGAACCGAGCAGGTTCGCGAGGCTCCCGATCTGGTTCGTCAGGTCGCCGGCGATCTCGGTGTTCTGAGTGCGGTAGTCACCGGTCAGGGGCTGCAGCTGCTTGACGAGCGCCCCGTAGATGTCCCCCACCCGGCCAGCGTCGGACTCGTACTGCTGCTGCGCCTCGAGCTTCGCGCGCTCGATCGCGTCCAGCATCGGCTGATAGGAGGCCATCACGTCGTTCGTGGCGCGACGCCGCATCTTCGCGGCCGGCTTCAGTTGCTTGCCGCCGCCTCCGGGCTTGCCGCCTCCACCGCCGCCGCCGCCGCCCCCGCCTCCGGGCTTCCAGCTGGGCTGCCACGTCGGCTGCCAGTTCCCGCCGCCGGTATTCGGGCCACCCTGGGGCTGGGGATGCACGGTGGGGTCGGGGCGCGGGTCGGTGCCTGGGATCGGCGCTCGGTACGCGCTGGAGAGTCGACGCTTCTTCTTCGCCATGGAGGCTCCTTAGGAGTTCGGGGTGACGGCATACTGCGACGCCGCCTGCCGCTGTGCGAGGGCGAGGAGGGCTTCCATCAGCCCCTGGCTGTACTGAGACTGAGCCTCGGACTCCTGCTGCGAGAGGCCGCTCATGGCCTGCGCGACCTGGGAGGCGAGATCCTGGCGCTGCCGGAGGTAGTCGGTGCCGAGGTAGCCCTGGTCACGGACCTGAACCCCGCCACCGAAGGCGCCGCGCGACGCCAGCTGCTCGAGCAGGCGGTTCGTGTCGACCCCTTCGTTCGTGCTCAGGCGAGCCTCTTGCAGCGCACGATCGGCGCCGACCTGCTCACGCTGGGGGTTGATGTAGCCCAGGCGGGCCATCAGTGCGTCGTTCAGCTGACGGCGCTGGGCCTCGAAGTACGCGTCGAGGGGAAGGTTGTCGGGGATCCCGTCGCCGTTCGCGTCACCCCCGCCGCCACCTCCGCCCGGGGGTGGAGTGCCGCCGCCTCCGCCCTGGCCGGGAGGACGCCCGGGGAGCGTGGGGATTCCTCCGCCGCCGCCTCCTCCACCACTCTGGTCGCCGCCACCGACGTAGCGGAACCGACCGGTGTTCTTGTTGTACTCCCATCCGTGCTGGGACCACCAGTCGAGGTGCTCGAGGGGGTTCCTCGGCCCTTCGTAGGTGTCCTTCATGAACGCGTTCGGGTTGATCTGGGTCACGGGTCCGGGCTGACCACCCACCGGACCACCCTGGGGTCCCGGCGCGGGCTCCTGCTGGTTCCCGAACACAGGACCCGGAGCACTGCCGCCCGGGAGCGTGTGCTGGTTCGTCGTCTGACCGGGCAGGTTCCCCGTCAGCCCGAGCGCGCGGCCGGGAGGCACGAGTGCCCCGTTCCAGCCGACGCGACGTCGGACGGGGACGCCACCGTCGACCATGGGCTTGCCCATGAGGCCGACTCCGTTGTTGCGGACGACGCCGCCCGGGGAGGCGGCTCGACGCTTGATCATCTGAGGCAGGGTGGGCACCGCGAGCTTGCGGCGTCGCGGCTTGGAGTCGGATGGGTAGGCCATGGGTTCTCCTAGATCCCGAGGGTCTTCTCGACCGAGTTGGCAGCGATTCGCAGGATGGTGGGGACCGAGAGGATGTTGAGGTCGCCGAACGTATCGACCTTGACCTCTTCACCGTTGATGATCGACACGATCACCCCGGGGGTCGTGGTCGTCTCTTCGAGCGTCTCTTCCATCTCTCTCCTTACGCGGGACCGAGGAACACGAGAGCGAGCCGCCCCGTGGTGTTCAGGCCGGCCCCCGAGTTGTGGAACACGCGGAGCCGGACACCCTGGGCAGCGTTCAGGTCGAACACGTCGCTGACCAGGCAGGTCGTTGGGTTGTTCGCGATCGGGGCAGCGGAGGCGAAGCTCGCGCCCTGCAGAGCGTTCCAACTTGAGTACGGGGAGTCCGCCTTCTGCACCTCGATGTAGCGCCGGCCGTCGGGGTCGGTGGCGAACGAGGCTTGGGCGATCACGAGGTACTGACCGGTGAACGGGACGATGACGTAGGTGTTCGACCCGTTCCAGTAGCTGTCGGTGTCCGAGTCCTCGGTCACCCAGTCCATCGTCGTCTCGGTGTCGTTCGAGATGGTCGAGCCGGCGCCGTTGCGGATCTTCACCCGGCTCAGTCCGTTCGACCGGATGATCGGCGTGCCGTTCGTGTCTTGGATCGTGCCAGCCAGGAGAACGTTCCCAGAGGTGTCCATCCTGAAGAAGGTGCTCGAGCCGTTCCAGTAGCGCAGCGGGTAGGTCGCGTCACCGATCTCCACCCGGTAGCCACTCGAGGGCGCCCGGATCAGACCGGACACATCGAGGGTGCCCGTGATCGATCCGCCCGAGGCGTTGATCGTCCCGGTGAATGAGCCGCTCGTGGCGGTGATAGCTCCGTTCACGATGACGTTGCCGGCGGTGTCTACCGAGAGCTTCGTCGTGGTGCCGTTCCAGTACCGCAGCGGGAAGGAGGCGTTGCCGAGTTCGATCCGGTAGCCGGTGGCCGAGGGGGACTGGATCAGACCTGTAACGAGCACGGTCGAGGAGAGCGTGCCTGCCGTGATCTTGTCCGCCGACAGTTCGATGATCTGCGCCGAGGAGATGTGGGGGGACGCGAGGAAGTCCTCGATGCTCCGGTAGTTCCGGCGATGGAACCCCTCGTCCTGCTTGAACCCGGTCTTGACCGGGATGACGAGGGTGTTGACCTCGGTCATCGGAGTTCGTCCTCCTCGATCTCGAGGGCCGCCTTCTCGATGTCGAACTGGCTCGTCTCGCCGGCGAGCAGCGACTGGGTCAGTTCGAACCGGGAGGCGAACTTGCCCGAGCGTCCGATCCCGAGGCGCTCGCGGTACACGCCGGTGCCGGGGTAGGGGCCGATCTCCTTGGTCAGGGTGACCTCGCCCAACTCGTCGTAGACGTTCAGGGTGATGGGCGTCTCCGTCTCATCCCCGCCGCGCTGGCGAAGGATCAGGTCAAGCTGCATCACGGTGTAGGGACGGCTCGGCCCGGTGAGGAACATGTCGCCGGTCGAGGCCGTGTAGGTCACACCAGTATTCTCCGGCATCTGCCGGGTCCCGCCAGGCTCGCCTCGGTAGAGGAGGATCGAGTTGGCCGCTGCCTGCTTCGTGCCGGCCAGGAGATAGCCAGCCTGGGTGAAGACGACGTTGGGACCCTCCACCGTGTCGTCCACGTCCTGCGTCGACCACGCCTGCGAGCGCGTGTCGTACCGCCAGATCTGCCCCGACCCTCCGTCGCACATATAGACGACGCCGTCGATGTAGCAACCCGTCATGAAGCTCCCGGTCATCCCGTAGGAGTTCTCCACCGGTTGCGAGATCGGTTCGAAGCCGCCACCCGTGAAGTTGTAGATCCGCTCACGGCCGATGGCGATGATGCCTGAAGGGGTCGGGACGAGGGTGCGGCCGGGGGCCAGACCCCCGCCGTCGATCTTGCGCCAGGAGAAGGTGTCAGGGCCGAACCCGCTCATGTACCAGATCGAGTTCTCCTTGCCGATGAACAGCGACCGGTCGAAGGAGCAGAAGTCCTCGATCGGCTCGCCGTCTTCCTGGCCGATGGGCTGGAAGTTCGTGGAGGTGTTCCATGTGGTGTAGGAGCCAAGCTCGCTCCACCGCTGGATCGTCGGCTCGGAGTCCGACCCTCCCGTGAAGAACCGGTTGTTGTGGTAGATCAGCGCGCGGCCGGCGAGCGCGATCGTAGCGGCGTTCCCTGCGCTCGAGCCGTTCCAGTAGCGGATGTAGGCGCTGGGGTACGACGTCGCGGCCGAGAGCAGCACCCCGGCGCCGGCGGCGAACGAGACGAGGCCGCCGGAACCAGACACCGTAAGGTTGTCGAAGTTCGACCACGTGCCCGCCGACAGGTTCCCCTTCGCCAGCGCCCACAGCTTGTAGTGGGTCGCGTCGCTCGCCTGCGCCACGATGTAGCGGGCGCCCCCGGAGGGGACGTAGTAGCCCAGGCCCCGCGAGGTTCGGGTGTCTGTCAGGCTGGCCGCGCTCGCGGACTCCCACCCGCGCGCGACCCGCAGCGACCCGTTCTCCTCCGGCACCCAGTTCCGCATCTCCTTCGCGAACCCCTGGGGTAGCGAGGAGGATTCGAAGAACTCGTTGACCCCCTTGCTGAAGTCGAGGTCGACGGTCGCTGGGCGTCCCATCAGATGTGCTGGGGGTCGTCCGCGTCCACGTAGGAGGCAGGACGGTCGAAGGGGCCAGGATCGATCGTCATCGTGAACGGCGCCGGCATGTTCCCTCGCGTGATGGGCAGGTCCGTCTCGTAGCGCGCGAGCCAGCGGTCCGAGGAAGCCGGGTCATCCTTCTGCATGTACGCCTGCGCGAGCGCGTAGTACGTGAGGCGGGGGACCCACTCGAACGGGAGCGTCGGCACGTCGTCGTCGGAGTCCATCAGCGGGGGATAGCCCACGTAGAAGATCTCCAGCGTCGAGGTGTCCGCCGGCGTCGGGTACATCTCGATCTGCCGATTGGTCGAGAAGTCATCGAAGATCCGGTAGACCGTCTGGGAGGGCGTCAGCGCCGAGTCGACCCACGAGTAGAAGACCTCGTCGGACACACGATCGAGCGTCTCGGCCCCGTCGAGGCGCACCTCGAGGATCAGCTGCAGGTCCGTAGGGAGCGCCGCGAGGCCGGACCCGATCACGACGCCGGACTCGACCCGCTGGTACAGCCGCAGTCGCACGGATAGATCGGTGAGCGCGTCGTTCAGCCAGGACTTGATCAGGTCCGTCTCGTAGAAGTCGTGCTCGGAATCCCGCAGGTGTGCGTAGACGCGATTCTGAAGCTCGAGGAAGGTCGTCATACGAACGCGCTGCTCCTCACGAGGATCTCGCCCTCATCGGCCCCCGTGCACGACCCCGTCGTCACCCAGCGCCAGAGCCACGTCCCCTCGACCGGCAGCGCCAGGTCGAAGGAGTAGATACCGGTGCCGTCCTTGGTGACCTCGGCAGCCGAGTAGGTGTAGCTCGACTGCGCGCCGAGAGGGTCGATGATCTGGAGGGTGACGGTCGTCGGATCGGTCAGCACCCCGGTTACCTTGCAGGTCGCCTGAACGTGCGCCATCTCACCGACTTGGAATCGCTTCGCCATACGCTCAGCCTCTCTGTTATTGCCGCAGTACGGCTCCGAGGATCGTTCCGGGGCGGTTGATCGTTCCGAGCACGATGACGCTCGGCAATGCCTGCCAGTTCACGAGGAGCAGGTTCCCGGTGATGGTCTGCGCTCCTGTGATCGCGATCGTAGCGTTCGGTAGGGACGCCGTGATCGAGAGCAGGTTCGCCGTGACCTGGGTGAACTGGGAGATGGTGGCGTTGGGGAGACTCGCCGTGACCGTGAGCAGGTTGGTCGAGAAGCTGACCCCACCGGCCTGGATCGTGGCGTTGGGGAAGGTGACCGTCGGCTGGAACAGGTTCGCGACGATGGTTCGCGAGTCGGTGGCGGCGCCGAAGGCCACCCCGTCGTTGCGGATCCCCACGTCATCGACGTAGATGTTGGTGCCCGCGACCGAGTTACCGAACCGGATGCTCGCGATGTCGCCGCCGGCGGCCAGGGTGTCCGAGGCTGCCTGCGACCACGAGTAGTCGGGGGTCGTCCCGTCCATGTTCCCGCCGGCGTACAGGTCACAGGTGATCGTGACGCTGTTCCCGATCGGGACGTGCATCTCGCAGCGGTACCACGTGTTCGCGGTCAGCACGACCGGGCCGCTCGGCTCGGTGAAGGTGCCGGCAGAGTCTCCGATGCCGGGGTTCGGCGCCGTGTCCACCCGGAAGAACGCAGCCTCGTTGCCCAGGTTGTCGAACATCCGGCAGATCTTGTTCGCAGCCGAGGCCGGGAAGGTGGTCACCCGGAAGTAGAAGCGCACGTCGACCTGGGTCGTCTCGTTCGGCCATTGCGTCGACCACTCGACGTACTCACCACCCGACGTGTCGGAGTCGATGAGCACCGAGTAGGTGCCGTGTGCCTTCTGGGCCGAGGAGTAGACGACGCGGTCGTTCGGCGTGGTACCGGTGTTGCCGCCGATCGTGTCGAAGTAGTCGCCGCCGCTGACGGTGTTCCCGCCCGAGCCGCCGGTCAGCTGCGTCTCGTCTGTCCCGACGTTGAAGTTGTTCTGGAGGATGGCCGCGCTGACCCCGCCCGAGATCGTGGCGTTGGGGAGAGAGGCCGTGATGCTCAGGACATTGGCCGCGATGTTCACGTTCCCCGTCGTGATCGTGGCGTTGGGGAACGTCTTCGACGGGGAGAGCAGGTTCGCCGTCACGGTGTACTGCGCGCTCACCGTGGCGTTGGGGAGACTCGCGGTGACCGTCAACAGGTTCGCCGTGACCGTGTACTGGGTCGTCAGCGTGGCGTTGGGCAAGCTCGCCGTGACGGTGAGCAGGTTCGCCGTGATCTGGACGGCCCCACCGGTGAGCGTGGCGTTGGGGAAGGAGGCCGTGACCGTCAACAGGTTGGCGGCGATGTTGACGTTGCCCGTGGTGATGGTCGCGTTCGGGAGCGACGTGGCCGGCGAGAGCAGGTTCGCGGCGATCGTGTTCTGGGTCGTGACGGTCGCGTTCGGGAGCGACGCCGTGACGCTGAGCAACTGGGCCGTGACGCTCTGATCGCCGCTGCCGAGGGAGATCGTGGCGTTCGGCAGGGACGCTGTGACGCTCAACAGGTTGGTGGCGACCGTCACGTTACCTGGGGTGACCGTCGCGTTAAGGAGGGAAGCCGTAACGCTCAGGAGGTTTGCCGTGATGGTCGCCACCGCCGTCACCGTGGCGTTCGGCAGACTCACGGTGACGGACAGCAGGTTCGTGGCGATGTTGACGTTGCCCGTGGTGATGGTCGCGTTCGGGAGCGACGTGGCCGGCGAGAGCAGCTGTGCCGTGACGGTGACGTTCCCAGGGGTGATCGTGGCGTTCGGGAGGGACGCCGTCACCGTCAGCAGGTTGGCCGTGACGGTGTTCTGCGTGGTGATGGTGGCGTTCGGGAGGCTCGCCGTCACCGTCAGCAGGTTCGTGCTGATGTTGACGTTGCCGGTCGTGATCGTCGCGTTGGGGAGCGAGGCGGTCACGGTCAGCAGCTGCGCCGTGATCGTGTTCTGGGTCGTGATCGTGGCGTTCGGCAGGGAGGCGGTGACCGCCAGGAGGTTGGTCGAGAAGCTGACGCCACCGGGCGTGACCGTCGCGTTGGGGAGGGTCGCGGTGACGGTGAGCAGGTTCCCGGTGACCGTCTGGTCGCCGCTAGCGGCAGCCTCACCGAATGGCTGCCAGAGCCAGGACATCTACGCCAGCTTCCGGATCGAGTACGGGATCGTGCGGTCGGAACCGGCGAGCCGGTCGATCGAGAACTCCCAGCCGTTCATCAGGGCGAGAGCGGGGGACACCCAGACCTTCGACGTCTTGACGCCCCACAGGGTCGCGCGGTAGGCCACGGCCTCCACCGTATCGGCGGCGCGGGCTTCCTCCGTGCACTTGACCTCGAACACGTCGTTCTTCGTCAGGTTCGTCAGGTCGAGGAACAGCTGGTAGATCCCCGCGCTCGTCTGCTTCGTCTTCGACGTGGACTCCGAGGCGATGAAGAACTCGGTCGTCGTCATCGAGGCGGACCCCTCCGTGTACTCGGTCGGGGTGCCACCGAGCGAGCGGATCCCCCAGGTGATCGTACGGTCGGTGCCGGTGAGCTTCTCCAGGCTGAAGTCCCAGCCGTGCATCAGCATCATCGCCGGCGCGACGTAGAGCGGGTCTGACTGCTGGTTCTGGATGACGTGGGAGAACACGAGCGCCTGCGACCCCGCCGACTGCACCTTCTCGTACGCCTTGATCCTGAACGAGTCGCCTCGAGCCATGGACGTGGTGAAGTCCACCCACGCCTGGATCACGCCGTCGTCGGTCTTGGTCGCCAGGGTCGTGGTGTCCGTCGTCAGCGACCACTCATCGGTCGTGATGGCCTCGGTGCCGGCGTAGAGTTCGGTGACAGCCATCTCAGCCCCTCACGCATCCGTAGGCGATGGCCCACATCGTAGAGTCTGCCGTACCGGTGCAGGACAAGCGAGCACCGATAGTCTCGGCCGCCGGGATGTCCGCCCAGATCACCGACGACGAGGAACGCACTTCCTCCGAGGCGTTCCCGTTCATCGTGAAGCAGAGTCCCAGCTCCTGTTGACCCACGAACCCGACCGTGAGCGCACCCACGTAGCCGACGGCGGAGAGCGTCGTGTCATCGGAGCCAGCCCCCATGAAGACCGCACACACGTCATTCGTGAACCCACCCAGGGAACCGAGAGCACCGAGCGCACCCGAGGCACCGGGGGTGATCGACGTGCCGTTCGTGTTGGCCGTGCTCTCCCCGAGGGCTTCGATGTAGCTGATCTTAGGGTAGGACTCAGCATGGTCGGGACCGCCCCAGGAGTTGACCGCGACCCTCACCGTCTGAGACGCCGTGTTGGACTGCGTTCGCCCCCATAGCTGTGTCCCTGCCGGGACGTAGAGGGGGACCTGCATGTAGCTCACGCCACCGGGGAGCCAGCCTGAACCGGCTGCGTTGTTCCCGCAGTTCGCCGCGTTCAGGTTCTCTGCGATGACGGTCACGTTGGAGGAGTCAGGTCCGATCCCGAGATCGACGAGGTTCCGTGTGTTGGCGTTGCCGACGCCGCCCGAGGAGAAGACGATGTTGTGCACGTACAGGTCGTAGTCGATGGTGGCGTGGATCGCTGCCCAGGACCCCTTCGTGTGGGTCGTGCCCGATGCCGTCAAGGTCGTGCCGTAGGAGTTGGCGGCGGCAGGCGAGTCCTCGTTGGTGACGAAGTACCCGAAGGCCGGGGATGCGGGAAGCAAGAGCGTCATCTCAGCCCCTCACGAAGCCATAGAGGATCGCCCACATGGTCGAGTCCGAGGTGCCGTTGCAGGAGATGCGTGCGCTCATCGTCTGTCCGGCCGGGATGTCGCACCAGATCGGCGAGGCGTTGGAGCGCACCTGCTCGGTCGTACCCAAGACCTTGTGGTCGCACGCGATGCCAAGCTCCTGCACGGTCGCCGTGGCGTCGGTGCAGACCGCCCCCAGGTAACCGACGGACCCGAGCGAGGCGTCATCCGACCCGATGCTCATGCTGACCCCGCTCACGTTGTTGGTGAACCCACCCCCCATGCTGGTCGCCGTCCCCAACGCACCGGACGCCCCGGCCGTGATGGCGGTGCCGGTCGTCGTGGCCGTGCTGTCCCCGATGCTCTCGATGTAGCTGATCTTCGGGAAGCTCTCCGGGTGGTCAGGCGCACCCCATGAGGAGATGTGTACCCGCACCGTCTGGGACGCGGTGTTCGACTGGACCCTCGCCCAGAGTTGGGTCCCGGCGGGGATGTAGAGCGGGAAGCCATGAAGGACCCGACCTCCCTGCGTGTGAGGGGCGGCGTTCGACGCGTCGAGGTTCTCCGCTACCTGGGTGACGTTGGACGAGTCCGGACCGACCCCGAGGTCGCAGAAGATACGCGTCGAGACGGTCGATACCGCACCTTCGGTGAAGGTGATCGTGTGGTAGTAGAGGTCGTAAGAGATGGTCGCGTGGATCGCTGCCCACGTCCCCTTGATGTTCGCCGTACCCGCCGTGACCGACGTGCCGAACGCGCCACCCGTCGGGGAGTCCTCGTTCGTGACGAAGTAGCCGAAGGCCGGCGGTGCCGGCAACAGCAGCGTCATCTCAGAACGCGATGATGCCCGAGGCGTTGAAGGCCACGGTGATGTTCCCGCCGTTCGGGGTCACCGGGAGGCCGGACGCAGCGGTGTCGAAGTAGGCGATCAGCGCGGACGTGGACGAGACGCCCGAGTCCTTGTAGATCACGTACGCCTCGACCGAGTTACCCGACACCGAGGTGAACACCTCGTCGGCTGCGTCGAACGTACCGGCGGCCACCGTGCCCACCGTGGGCGAGTCGAGCGTGCCGGGGGTGCCGACGATGCCCGAGAGGTCCGCATGGTCTTGGTGGGTCGCGAGGTTCACCGAGTAGGTCCCGGTGTCGATCAGCGCGAGCTTGATCGTGTCGGTGTTGAGGTCGGGGAACGTGTGCGTACCCCCACCGAGGATCAAGTCCTTGTAGTTCGCGTAGAGCGCGTTAGCCATGACCGTTCCTTCCTATGAACTCGCCCGAGATGACCTCAGGCTGCCCGAGTGCCCCCATGCCGATGGTCAACGGCGGGGGATCCTTCACCTCGTTCACGACCTCGAGACCGGCCAGACCGTGTGGGTCCGCCTCGAGGATCGCGTTGTACACGCCCTCGCTGATGATCCCGTTGCCGTTCTCATCGAGGGTGATGTGGTGCGCCTTGTAGTAGTGGATCCTGATCGACCCATCCTTCGTCGGATTGCAACGGGGGCAGACGATCGGCGTCGCGTACTCCGGCCCCGCCTCCACCACGAACGTGCCTCCGTGGAACATGTTGTGCCGAACCCTGATACCTGGCATCCCTCTATCCCCTCTCCGTGGTCCCCACCACGCTGTCGCGCTGGCCGACGAATCCATTGACCTCGTCGGTCACCGTTGCGGTACCGACCACGCGTCCCAGAACGCTGGTCGAGATGCGGAACGTTCTCACCGTGAGCAGCGGGATCTTCGGCAGCACCACGGTCTGGGGGAAGTTCTGCTCGAGCGCCGTGTGTGGCGCGTAGGCGGTGAACAGGCCGATCAGCGGAAGGCCGACCGCCTTCGGGGGGTTCGATCCTCGGAAGACCAGTGGCTGGTGAACGGTCAGCAACGTGGTCTTCTGCATCGCCACGGCGGTCAGCCGGTTCACCCGAGGCGTCTTCACCGAGAGCAGAGAGATCGCACCGAAGACGACGTCCTGCGTCGGGGTCGCGCCCACGAGGTCCCCGTTGACCGTGTACCGGGAGTCGTTCACCGAGACGCCGGCCTCGTTCACCGTGATCCCGGCCGGCGGCGGGGTTCCGCCTCCCGCGTCGACCAACTCGAGGATGATGCTTCCCGCGCGCCCGGTGCCGATCGCCTGGGTCCAGGCGGTCTGGATATCGGCCGTCGAGGAGTAGCCGCCCTCGATCGTCACCGACGGAGAGACAGACGTGAACCCGTTCCCGAGCTTCGTCCACCCTCCCTCGACGGTGTACAGGTCGGACTGGGAGACGTTCTTCGCGTAGAACGCGAGCGACCGGTTGTCGGAGGATCCGAACGCCGGCAGGGTCCCGCTCGTCTCCGGCGAGGTGTTGTCGACGTTCGTCGCGACGTTGCGGATATACGCACTCCCGGGCACCCCGTCGACCTCGACCACGTCCCAGACGGCGGCATGGATCGGCTGGCCGCCGAAGTTGATCGTGAGCGGCCCGACCCCCGGGGAAGCGGTCAGGCCCGCGAAGACCCAGAGCGTGCCCTGGTTCGGGGCCACGTCGTCGTAGATCGAGGTCCCCTGCAGCGAGAAGGTGATGTTCGCGCCCGTGACCGTAGGGGCCGAGGGCTGGACCGAGTCGTTGCGGTAGGCCGAGACTCCTACGACGACCGCTCTACCGCCGACGGGGGAGATCGTCGTCGTGTTGAAGGAGGAGGCCGAGTTGCCTCCCGCCGAGGTCAGGACCCGGAAGGCCAGCGTGTCCGAGGGTGGCGGTGGCGGCTCCCCGCCGGCGTCGGGATCCTCGTAGATCGCGACGCGGTAGGGCGCCGGCGAGATCGCCGTGCCGGACGTCGTGGTGGCACCGGTGAAGTCGCCGCCGACGATCATCCACCCGAGGGACTCGATGAACTGGATCTCCCACACCTTCAGGAACGAACCGGTCCACGGGGAGGACGCCCCGGTCGAGGTGAACCCCGGCATGTAGGACTGGATCAGGCCGGTGTTCGCGTCGTAGAGCGCGAAGCCGGATCCGACGACGTTCGATCCCCCTCCGGGCTGAGCCGCGAAGTTCGTGTCGTGCGTTCCGACGGCCAGGAGCGTGAAGCCGTAGGAGAGCTTCCCGATCCCGAGCGCCTGGTTGTCGCCGTTCGCGAGCAGCCCCTGGGCGCCCCAGCGCGGGGTGCCGGAGCCGGTGTACGACCACGTCGTGTTCCCCCCGGTGGCCCCGGAACCCTTCGTCCCGAGGAACCACGCCTGGAGGTCGTCGTCGGCGTCCACGACCAGTGACGCGTTCGGGGACGGACCATCAGCGAAGACGAGGGATCCGAGGTCGGTGAAGACCGCGAAGTGGACGTTCGACTGCCCGCCCATCGTGGCCAGCGCGTCGTTCGCGACCCCGATCAACGTGCGCGCGGGGCTGGTCTGGTGCAGGACCGCAAGCTCCGAGACGCGGCCGGCGGTCACCGAGGGTGCCCAGCTGGTGACCGTGCAGGGCGTCGAGGACACGTTGGCGGCAGCGAGGCGGAACCGGTTGAACGCTCCCGAGCCGTCGTTCACGCTGAACCCGGTGAACGTCCCGCCGAAGTAGAGGGTGTTCCCCTCGAGCAGCATCGTGCGGACCGTGCCACCGATCGACCACCCGTTGAAGTGGTTCGTGATCTGGCCGGTCGCACCGTTGATGACCGCGATGCGCTCGCGTACGGAGGTGACCCCGTTGATCGTGATGGACGAGAAGTTCCCCGAGATGTAGACGAGCGTACCGTCGGTCGCCAGGTCGTGGATCTCGCATTGGCTCGCCGGCAGGTCGAACGAGACGACCCAGCCCGAGTCCCACTCTCGAGTGGTGGGGTCGATCCGCACGAGCGAGTTGATCACGTGGGTGACGCCGGCCTTCGTCTCGAGGCGGTCGGCGCCGAGCGTCGCGATGTAGATCTTGCCGCCGGCGTAGGCCGCCTTCGTGAAGCGCCCCGCCTGTTTGGTCGGGTCGTCGGTCGGGCTGACCAGCCACGTGGCTCCGAGGCGGATCGTCTGCGATGGGGTCTGGGGGAGAGCCATGCTGCCCTCCTACAGGTTCGGCATCGCGGTCCACGTACCGGGCGATCCGGTCGTCGTGCAGATCCAGCCCATCGAGGACCCCGCTGCGGCCGGCTGACGCCACCGCTTCATCCCGTCGAGCCATTGCCCGGAGGCGGGGGACCCCGTGTCGTACTGCCAGGAGTTCGCCTCGGTGTACAGGTTCACGCCCGAGAGGGAGGAGCGGAAGATCGTGGCGTCGGTGAAGGGCTTGTTCGGGTTCCCCGCACCGTCGATGTTCGAGACGAGGTTCGGGTTCGCCACGCAGTTGACCATCGTCATCCGGCCGTCAGAGCCGGAGATGTCGGCGAAGTAGTGGCTGCCGGCGGTGGACTGAACGTGTGACGTGACCCCCGAGACGGACCACTCGGCGGCGTTCGTCATGTTGATGTCGAGCGTCACGCAGGTCACCCCCGAGCCGACCTGGCGATGGTTCACGTTGCAGTCCGAGATCGAGTTGCCGCCGCCGGCGCCACCGTCGAAGCCGGCGTTGCCATCGACTTGGATCGCGCCGTAGACGCCGGAGCCGTTCCCGCAGCCGAAGCCGTCGAGGTAGCACTCGGTGATACGGAGCATCCCCGCGTCGATGACGTGGATCCCCGAGCCGGCAGAGCCGTTCGTGTGGACGTGACGGATCAGCGCCCCACCTGCGGCCTCGATGCGGATGTCATCCTTGGCGTGGGTGTAGTCCGGCGGGCGCAGGCAGACGATGTCGTCCATCACCCAGTCCGTGATGCCCCCGCCGACCCCGTCCTTCTGGACGAAGATGCTGGCGTTGTTCGAGCCGATCCGCAGCTGCTTGAACCACGAGTTGACGGCGTTCTGGGTGTGGGTGTCCCCGTTGAACCGCTTCGTCGTCCAGATCACGCCGTAGCCGGATCCCGAGGTCGAGCTTGCGGTCGTGACCCAGTCGGTCGTGCCGTTGAACCCGTTGATCAGGCACCGCTCGATGATGTTACAGGACCCCATGAACACGACGCCCGCGCCGACGGCCGACTGCGAGTTGCCGTTGATGTAGAGGTCGGAGATGAAGATCGGTCCCTCGTCGTCCTGGGTCGCGGACGGCGTCAGGTACGCGTGGTGGGTGAAGACCCCCTTGCGGCCCCAGGTTCCGGCGCTCGCGCCCGAACGGACCTTCACCTGCGAGCGCGCGTTCCCGGTCGAGTTGTTCGTCGCCCACATCGTGCCCCGGATGTAGCGGTAGCAGGGGACATCCCAGGGAGCGGAGGTCTGATAGATGCCATCGCCGAACAGGATCGTGTCACCGGGCTGGGAGTCGTTGATGCAGGCCTGGACCGAGGCGTAGTCGTCGGTCGCGTTGTCCCCCTTGGCTCCGTACGCCTTCACCGAACGGAAGACACCGAGGGTGCGGGCGTGCGCGCCGTTGTGCGCGTCGCCCCCGAAGGTGGCGGTCGATGCGAGTGCGCCGTTGGCTGCCGGGATGGACGCTGGCATCTCAGATGCTCGCGATCCCTGCGCCGTTCCATTGCAGCGTGATGTCCCCGCCGTTGGGCGTCACCGGCATCCCCGAGGTGAAGGTGTCGAAGTACAGCATCAGCTGCGAGGTGGCCGCGTTGCCCGTGTCGTCGTAGATCACCACGACCTCGGCGGTATCACCCGAGACGGCGGTCATCGTGGTGTCGGCCGCGTCGAACGTACCGGTGGTCGTGGTCTTGGAGCCGAGCGTTGCCGTGGCGACGGAACCGACCGAGATGTCGTTCCAGAAGTCGTGGGTCGCTGTGGACACGGTCACGTCAGCCGAGTCGATCAACGCTGCCTTCAGCGTGGCGCTCGAGATGACAGGAGCGGTCGAGGCCCACATCGCGACCGCCCACGCGTCGAACCTACCGTTAGCCATCGATCCTCCTAAGGGTCACACCGACGCCCACTTCGTCCTGAGGTACCGCTCGACGCCGGCGATCTCACCGTCGGCGAGGACACGGTTGTAGACCAGCACCTCGCCGTACCGCACGTTGTAGAACGCCGTGGCCGAGTCTCGGCCGAGGAACAGGGTGGTCGAGAAGCCGGACGTGCCTGGGTTCGCGGTCGAGATCGTGGTGCCGTTCAGCCTTAGGCTCGAGGCCGCACCGCTGAGCACCGCCCCGAACACGTTGAAGTTCAGGTCGCGAGCGGTCGTGGTGTCCTGGGCGCTGGCGTTCGAGTACCCCCAGAACCCACCGTTCGTGGCGTAGATGATCGCCCGGTTCGTGTTCGCGTCGATCAACTCTGTGGTCGCGCCCGCCTCGTAAGCGACGATCTGGCCGGCGATGAACAGCGTCAACGGCTGCGCCTGGGTATAGGACGCGCTCGTGAGGATGTCGTTCGTCCCGTCGAACAGGGCGAGCGAGCGTCCGTTCTGAGCCGCCGGCTTGAAGGCCGGTCCGTTCGTGGCCTCCGAGAGGTGCTTGGCCCCGCCGCTCTTGTCCGTCACGCCCTTGATCACGTCGTTGTCGGCCAGGACCCCGGTGGTGCGGCCGGTGTCGGTGAACAGGGTGGAGGGATCGCCGAAGTCGTACCAGGCGGTCAGCCCGTTCTGGACGCCCGGGACCACGAGTCCGCGACCCTGCGTCACGACCGTGATGTCGCACGCCGTGGTCGTCGTGATCGTGCACCCGTTCGCGAACTGCACGTTGAAGCTCGTGCCGATCGGAGGATCCTCCTTGAGCGCGGCTCCGTAGGTGATCGTCGCGATCTTGTTCGTGAGCGAACCGATCGAGTCGTAGATGGTGATGACCCCGTTGATGACGGCCTTGTTCATGACGATCCGCATCAGGGTCCCGGGGCCGGTAGCGACCACGGTGGTCCCGACCGTGGTGATGTTCGTGTACTGGCCCTTGTCATCGGTCATCAGCGGGTCACCACCGTGATGTCTGTCGCCCCCGAGGTCACGACCGTGCAGCCCGTGGCGAACTGGCACTCGTAGTGAGCCTCGATCGGAGGGTCACTCAGTAGCGACCCCCCGAACGTGATGGTGGCGATCTTCGTGCCGGAGCCGGCCGTGTTGTCGTAGATCGTGATCGTCGCCGAGAGGACAGCCTTGTTCACGATCACGCGCACGAGCGTCCCCGCTCCGGTCCTGCAGGTGGTCGTCGTGGCCGAGGTGATGTTCGTGTACTGCGCCTTGTCGGCCATGACCGGCCTCCTTATGCGCTCGCCTTCGCGATGCGGTTGGGTGCGTCCATCGGGGAGTCCTCGACCATCGAGGCGTGCTTCTGGCAGTACCCGTCCTCGCTCACGGCCGGCCGGCCGCAGGCGTCCACCTCGCCGTCGATCGTCACCCGGAACAGGCACGTCGGCACGGCGGCGATGCTGCCGGCCATGACGGTGTCCTGCGAGGTGACGAGACGCATCGTCTTGCCGAAGTCGTAGTGCGCTTGGAGGTACTCCTCCACGGCGGCCTTGACCTCATCGGACCAGCGGTTCAGAGCCTGGGCCGCATCCGAGTCGAACAGATGGTCATTGAACTCAGCGGCGATCCCCTTGACCTGCTGGCGGTGGGGACCCACGATCTCCCAGTAGGTTGGCTCCACGACGTAACGGGCGCGGTCGTACCTCGACCAGAACTGCACGTGTATCTCCCCCTTCGGGTAGGGCCGGCTCAGTAGCCGACGACGAACAGGCGGGCTGCGACCACTGTCTGGTTCGACGCGGTCGCCTCGGTCCCGACTGCGGTGTAGATGATCAGGGTCTTCGCGGTGTAGTCCACCGCCAGCAGCCGGTTGTCGGCGGCCGTGTTCGTGTCCTTCTGCTCGATGCCGACGTACAGCACATCGGTGAAGTCGGACCAGATCGCGGCGATGTTCTCGCCGTTCACCGAGTAGTTCGTGGTGTCTTGGTCGTAGTCGTAGACCGCGACCTTGATCGCGCGCGACGCCATCCCGAAGACGGGTCGCTTGGACCCCTTGCCCGGACCGTCGGCCTGTAGAGCGATGACTGGTGCACCCATCGGTGTGTCCTCTCAATCAGGACAGCACCGAGAGGGGCCGTAGCCCCTCCCGATGGTCTGTCGGTTCGCCTTACGAGGTGACTCCGGTCAGGATCCCGTGGGCGGTCTGGTTGTGGAGTTCGAACCCACACTCGGTGAGGTACTCGTCCGTCCAGCCGTCATCGCCGGGGGTCCCGACGTTCTCGCGCAGCATCGTGTCGCGCTCCGTCATCTTGGCGAAGGCGATCTTCTCCGTGTCGACCGCCAGCGCGTAGCCCGTGTACGGCGAGGGCGTGAGCAGGCGGTGCTTCACGATGTTCAGGGTGCCGTGGGAGGTGATCCACTGCTTCACGGCGATCCCGTAGGTCGTGTCGCTCGGCACGGTCTGGAGCCGGCCAGCACCCAGCTGGTCGATGACCGACACGACGGTGCCGGCGGCCATGAGGGTCCGGGTCATGCCCGATCCCGTGGCCTCGAACACCGTCTGGGTGAACGTCTCCAGTTCCGGCTCGGTCAGGGTCCCGCCGGCCGCCTGCGCGTTCGTCGTCACGAACTCGAGGAAGCCACCGGTCGTGCGCCACGGCGTAGCCGTGGTGCCACCCAGGCCGGAGGTCGCGGTGTCCAGCTTCGCGTTGCCGAAGATGAACGCACGCTCGATGTCCATCATGTGGTAGACACCGTTCTCCTTGCGGAGGCGCGGCTTGTCCTTCCCGCCGTAGTTCTCCGACACGGACTCGGTACCGGTCGTGCCGAACGGCTGACGGAAGATCTGGGTGTAGTTGTACAGGAAGCCCTCGGTCACCGAGCGCGGCACTCCGAGGGTTCCACCTTCGGGGTAGGCCGTACCGATGATCACGAGGTTGTCACCGCTCGCGTTGGCGGTTGCCGACACGGAACCGGCGCCACGGACGGTGGCGATCGTGTTGGCGTCCACGTTCGAGGTGACGAGCGAGATCTCACCGGTTCGCGTGTTCAACACGAGATCCTGCGCCTTGAAGCGCGGGGCCGTACCGGTGGTCACTCCCTGGTTCGCCGTCGAGGACGTGTCCGTCGCGAGCGAGGTCTTCGTGGGGAGATCCTTCTCCATCCACTCGTACTTCGAGTTCGTGACGGTTCGAGTCTTGGCGGCCTTGGACAGCAGAACGAACGGGTTCTCGTTCGGGTCCAAGTAGTGGATCGTGTTCGAGACATCTCGTACGCGTCGTGCCGCAGGGATATTCCCTGTGGACTCACGCACCGAGAGCGTCCCCTGCGCTGAGGTGACAGCCATGGTGGCTCCTTCGAGTCGCGGATGAACAACTGACTCGCGAGCGAGCGGAGGGCGAAGTGCGTTACTCCTGCCGCGTGTGGATCGGTGGGGGCCATGGCGGGTATCCCCGGTACTGCGGTACTGCGGTGAGGTCCCTTAGCGGGGGTGTCTCACGGTGAGGTTGACACGCGGGAAGAGGCGTGTCAACGAACTCAGACGCCGAACACGGACTTGGATCGGCCTCCACGGGCCATGTCCAGCACGTCGTCCCAGTCGTCTCGCTCCGGCTCTTCGCCGGCGGGAGGAGCGCCCAGGGAGCCGGACTCGACGGTGGCCTTCTTGCGGGCGTCGGTCAGATCTCGTGCCTTGGGCTTGGTGCGTGTGACGGTCTTGACGCCGGCGAGTCTACGTGCGAGGGCTAGACCGTCGTCGGTGTCGATATACGTCGGGTTCGCGCGGAGCACCGAGCGCAGTTCGGGGACCTGGCTCATCTCGAGCGCGATCGAGTAGTTCTCGGCGAGGGTGGGATCCAGGCCGAACTCGTGGAAGACCTCGACCATGCCGATCTCGGCATCACCGTCTACCTCAGGGTTAGCGGTGCGGAACGCGCCGATAGCGGACTTCGTCTCGGCCTCGGTCCGGGCAAGCTCTGCCATCTGCTGCTGTTGCTGTAGCTGGGCCTGGAGCGGGGAGATCCGCGCGTCGGCCTCCTGCTGGGCGATCTGACGGGCGAGCTTGAGCGTCTCCTCGTCCACCCCCAGCTGGTCGGCGACCTTGGAGAGATCCTCCTCGGCCGGCTTGGCCTTCTCGGCCTCCACCTGGGTGATGTACTGCGCGGCGGCCTCGAGGTAGGCGGTGGCCTGCGCCAGCTGCTGCTCGGCGTTCTTGGCCCGCTCCGCTTGGCGCTGGCCGAGGTCGAGGGCGTTGCGGTGAGCCTCTTCGAAGTCCTCGACCGTCTTGTACTTGGTCGCGTAGCGCCCCTCGTACGGGGTCGCCTTGGCCTCCTCAGGCTCTTCTTCCTCCTCAGGCTCCTCCTCGGTGACCTCCTCCTCGGTGGCCGGCTCCTCGGTGACCTCATCGAGGGCGGGTTCCGGCTCTTCGGGGGTGTCGGGGGCGAGGGGATCGGCGCCGGTCGATCCCGGCGCTTCCTCGGGGGCTACCGCTTCGGCGACGTCGGAGATCTCAGGAGCGTCTCCGAACGGGTCGGCTTCGGGTGTCTCAGACATCACGTCGAGGCCGAAGGCATCCTTAGGCATCGTTTACTTCCTCTCCCTCTTCCGTGGCTTCGAGAGCCTCGCGGATCCGTGACAGGTCGCCGGCGACCGACTCCTTCAGCTGCTTGAGCATCCTGAAGGCGATCACCATGCCCTGTCGTTGCACGAACTCTTCCATCGACCCGCCACGGAGCATCGACTCGATCGAGTCGTTCTCCCGGTAGGTCGCCCACTGCTCGATCAGGTCCCAGTCGGGTCCCGTCGTGATGCGGTGGTACGGCTCGAGCGTGGAGAGTGCCTCGAGCAGTTCTGCGCGGCTGGCCTCGATCACGTCGGGGTCTGCCGACACGTGTTCCCCCGCGAGCGAGCGCGGGTTGGCGCTATCCATCCGTCCCTCCTATCCCTCCTGGCCCGCTGCCGCGAGCATGTCCATGATCTGGTTGGGGTCACCCACCCCATCGGGTCCCGGCGCCATCTCGCCGCCGCCGGGGGGGACCGATGAGAGCATCGGCTGCGGCGGTGGGGGCGGCGCGGGGGCATAGCGCATCTTGTCCTCGATCCCGAAGGCGTCGAGGACGTCGGATGCCAGAGCGTCCAGCGAGAGCAGCGGCTGCCCTGTCACTGGGTTCATGATCTGAGCGAAGGTCTGGAGCAGGTTCATCGACTGCTCCTTGCGGACCGACTCGGTCACGACCGAGGACTGGGCCTCGATCGAGTAGTCGAAGCCGCCCTGCAAGGACTCGGCGGTGACTTGGATCCACTCCTTCTGCCCGTCCTCGTTGAGGATCCGCAGGCTCATCTCCTCCGGCATGAACTGCTGCAGGATCGAGCCGTACATCTCAGCGAGGGGAGACAGGCCGGTCATCTCCGCGAGGTTCACCTTGAGCGCGAACCTCGAGTTGCCCTGCTCGGTGATGATCGAGGCGCCGGTGGCGGTCTGGTTGTAGGACGCTGCGTCCCCGGATCCGCCGGTGTAGGAGTTGACAGCGGAGATCTTCTCCGTCATCCGCTCGACCTCGGCGACCTCTTGGTAGATCGACCCGGTCACGTCGGGCGTGTCGATCCACTGGATCACGTCGCGAGGGTTCATGTCCTTCGCGCGGACGCGGATCCCACCGCCCGGACGGGTCTTCAGGTCCCGCATGTCCCAGACGTTGTCGGGGTCGAACGCGAACATCCGGTTCAGCACCAGGCGCACGTTGTCGATGCGCTGGTTCCACAGGGCGTTCGTCACGTCCTGCATGCCCTCGATCGGCTCGATCTCCCCGACGCCCCAGAACTCGCCCTCCTGCAGGTAGTCCACGATCCGGATGAAGGGCTTGGAGCCGTGCTCGTAGGGGTTCTCGTCGCAGCGGACGATCGCGCAGCGGTTCAGCACCACCATCACGGTCGTGTCGGTCCAGATCTCCCAGATCTCGGCGAGCTTGCGCGTCGGATCGGTCTGGGCGTTCTTCGTCTCCTCGCGGAGCTTGTAGATCGTGTCGGTCTGGCCCGACCAGAGGTCCCCGTACTCGTGTTCCGGGGGCATCCGCCAGATCCCTTCGCGAAGCATGTTCTTGACGTACACGTCGTCGCGGAAGGACCGCTGGATCACGTACCGGGCGTCGTACATCGAGGTCGCTTCGGGCGCCGGCCAGAAGTTGAAGATGTCCACGAACTCGGTGACCGGCCCCTCGTAGACCACGACCTCGGTATTCACGCGCTCGTACTCGCCGGTGCCGACCTCGTCCCCCATCGGGGCGTCCTCGGTGAGGGGCTGACCGTCCAGCCCCATCATCGGAGCGCCCGTGTCGGGATCCATGACCGGCATCGGCATCATCATCTGCTCGGTCTGCTCTTCCATCCTCACCACGGGCTTGGTGATGCGGACGTGGCGGACCTTCGCGATCCCCGTGCCGTACTTGAGCGCCGACTTGTAGACCATGACCAGCTGCTCGTACATCTTCGAGCGGCCGGCAGCCCAGTCCAGCAGCTTCTCCATGACCTTGGCCGGCTCATCGTCTTCAGGCTCGAGGCCCTCGACGCGGAACGTCGGGAGTTGGGCGACCATCTTGGGGATGATCGACTCGATGACGTAGAACACGATCGGCCAGAAGACCTTGGAGTGCCAGTCGCCGTCCTGACGCGCGACCCAGGACCGATACAGCTTGTAGTACCGCTCCCAGCGGGTCTGGAGCGGCCTGCGGGCGTCGTCAGCCGCCGAGAACTGCTCGAGCGCCCAGTTCAGGAGGCGTGAGTGCTCCTCCTTGTTCTTCGGGAAGAGTTCCCCCCCGCGCTCGCCTTCCTCGTTCGTCTCATCGACGGGTCGGGAGGCGGCCTCGACGGGGTCGGTCTTCACTTCGTGCTCTTCTTCTTGGCCGCTGTCGACTTACGGGCCGTGCTGGTCGACTTACGGGCCGGCTTCTTGGCGGGCGCACCCTCAGCCTCAGCCTTAGCCTTAGGGTCAGCCTCACCCTCAGCCTCAGCCGGAGCGAAGAACGCGTCCTCGTCCAGCGTGTTGTCGTCGCGAGTCTTCGGATCCATGGTCACTTCCCCTTCTTCTTCGGCTTCTTCGCCGCCGCGTTCGTGATCTTGGCCGCCGAGGTCTTCGAGTACCCCTTGGCGACCAGCTTCTCGTACTGCGGCCAGTTCTTGACCTGCTTCCCCGGCATAGGACCCCCTCCTCTATAGGCCGGTGGGTGTATCCGCTACCTCAGGCTCCGGCATCGCGCCGGTGACCTGATTACGGTGGTGCAGGGTCATCTGTACCCCGATCGCGAACGAGATAACTCGGTCGTCGTGGGTCCCCTCCTGGGCTTCCGGCCGGCCATCGTCGCCCCGGACGAACCCGAAGAGTTCCCTGATCGTGTCGGCAGAGAAGATCTCGACCTGCTGGTTCCGCACGAGCGCGGCGAGGTCGTCCAGCATGGGCATCCGGGTCGTTCCGTCGGTCACCCAGCCGTAGTAGGAGGAGATCTTGGCCCCTCGGACGTTGATCCGGCGGTGCACGAACAGGTTCCGGTGCTTCCACACGTCCTTGAGGAGCGAGATCGCGGTCTGGCCGGAGGAGTGGTTACGCTCGATCCCGGTCAGCGCCTGCTCCCGCATCGTCCTCATCTGCTCGGGGCCGGGGCACGACCACCACGAGGTGGCGTAGTAGATCTGTTCGGCGAACACTTCGGGGGCCATCCGGCCATGGATCTGGGCCACCTGCCGTAGTACGGGGACCCTACGCTTATGACCGGGGCGGTCAGGATCTTCTTCTAGCTCCGACACCTTGATGATGTCAGCGGAGGAGAAGTCCCGACCGCCCCGTTCGGCCTCGGGGTCCGACAGGGAGGCGTCAACAGCTGCAGCGGCCTTGCCCTCGGCGGTGTCGGCCCCCAAGACGTAGTGGCCGTCGTCGTCCGGCATCTCCCAGACCTTCACATAGCCGCGCTCGGACGCCTGGAGCTTGAAGCCCTGGCCGATCTTGACGAACGTGCCGCGTCTGATCGGCGCCTTCGCGCGCTGCTCGTACTCCTCGAGCGCCCCGACGTCGAAGAACGTGTCACCGGAGAGCACGAACGCCTCTCGAGCGTTCGAGGGGTACTCCTGGCGGAACGTGCGCTCGTCTCCGAGGAAGTCGTCGCGGATCTTGCCGCGCCGCCACGCGATCTGGTTGATCGAGAGCCGGTGGAAGCGGCCCTCCCAGTAGATCCCCTCGTCCATGGCCTTGCGTTCCCACGGATCCGAGGAGTACTTGATCTCGTCCCACTCGCCCTCGGTGACCTCACGCTGATATTCGGCGTGGACCCACCAGGGCAGGAAGATCGGCATCCACTCCGACAGGCCAGACTCGGCGAGGAGCCAGAGCCGGTGGAAGAGGTTCCCGACGCCCTTGGCGGTGGACTCAACGTAGACCTCGCCGCCCTCGGTCGGGACCGCCTGCATCAGCGCGGTCCACGTCTCGTCGGCCTTGGGCCACACGGCGATCTCGGAGGCGTGCAGGTAGTGGACCGTGGATCCACGGCCGGCGTCGGGGTCGCCCGCCGTCTCCACCGTGATCCTCGAGTCGGTCTTCCAACTCATCTCGCGCGCGCCGCGCGTGGACTTGCGAGGCGGTCGAAGCTCGTCGGGGACCTCGCGGTCGTACCGCTCGTAGATCCCGAAGATGTCGCCGGCGCGGTCGAGCTTGTCAGCGAGGACGAGGCCGCGCTTGTTCCCCCACAGGGTGCAGCCCCGGTAGATCCTCGAGGCGCACCACGTGGAGATGCCCTCCTGGCGGGCCTTGAGGATCAGCACACGGACCTTGCCGGTGCGTTCGCGCTGCTCCTCGATCTTCGTCCGGACGTACTCCTGGGCGAAGTTCGGCTCGAACCGGGCCATCCGGCCGGCCTTGGTCTGGATCTTCAGGGCAGCGCGGCAGTAGAGGTGGTGGTCGGCTCTGAGGCGCTGGAGGTGTTCTCTGGTCAGTTCCGGGGCTTCGACCGCCTGGCTCAGCGGAAGAAGCTCCATCCCCACAGGCCGCCGAGGTTATAGACCAGCAGCCCGCCGATCAGGATGATCCAGCTGATCGCCATCCACGTGGAGTGGCGGTCCCAGAACGGGATGCTCGAGCGCGGCCGAGGGCCGGGGGGCGGATCGGGGAGCTTCATCGGTCCTGCCTCCACTCCACACCCCAACGGCCATCAGCGAAGATGTTGACCGTGATCACTCCTGGCTCCTCCACGCGCATCGTGAACGATGGCTGGGTGGCCTCGAGGGGGATCCAGACCCCGTACGGCTCTGCCGGCTCCACCTCGATGTCGATCTCGGTGTCCTGGGTGAGGATCTCCGTCACCCGGCGCAGATGCGGGTTCTCGATCGATACGCCTTCGGCGTCGAACCCTGACTCGTCACTCATCACGTCCCCCTATCTCGCTGAGCCGCTGGTCGAGCACCCCGCTCGTGACGGCCCAGCAGTCGTGTGGGATCCGCCCGTAGAGCCTGTGGGCGGGGTTCCCGGTCCAGTTCGCGTCGGTCATGATGTCGCGCCCGACGATGTGACCGACGACCCGGTATCGGTCGAAGTCGTAACGCCAGACGAGCACGTAGGTGTCGTCGGCGTGGCCGTACTTCTTGTCCTCCGGCGCCACCATCAGGTGATACCCGGGCCTCATGCCTCCCCGGACCTGCACCTGGCCGACGTCGTAGCGCCCCAGTTCCCCGGGAACCGGTGGCGGCACCCCGAGCGCCTGGGCGGCGGCGACCTCGGAAGCGGCGCCCAGGTAGGCGTTCCGGTCCCGATCCTGCCCGGGGTACCGTGCCCTGAGCGTCGGGTTGTTCAGCCCCGCTCGGGCGATCGCGTCGACCAGCAGCAGCTGTGAGCGATCCAGCTTCACGTCGAGACTCACTTCATCACGACCTTGCCGCAGGTCGTGCAGATCAGCAGCCCCGACGCCCCCCGCTTCTTGTGCGGGTGGGTGCAGACGGTTCGCTCCGAGGCGGTGATCACCGGCGCCGGCCGTGGTTCGCCCTCCATGGCTCCAGAGATGCTCACCCGGGCACTCATAGCCTCGCTCATCTTGATCGCGACGTACGTGGCCCGGGAGGCCTTCCCCCGGCGCTCATCGATCGCGGCCACGAGGCTCTCAGGCAGCCTCAGGGCGACCTGAACGGTCGGCTCCTCGAACCGGCTGTACTCGGATCGTTCCTTCTTCTTGGTCATCTGGCCTTCCCTGATCACACCGTTCGCCCGGAGGGAGTGGGAACCCGGGCGCACGGTCTTACCAGGGCCGCCCCGGCCGAGGCCGGATGCGCGGCTCCGTCAGAACCGCTTCGGCTCGCCGCCGCAGGCGGTCAAGATCGCCGCCACCAACGCCGCCACCGAGAACAACAGGTACTTCGCTCTGGTCATGCTCTACCTCCCCCCGGTTCTGATCGCGGTCCATCACCCTATCGATGGTCGTCATGATCCTCCCCTATCTGTCGGCTCGTCCTTGGAGGGCATGTCGCTGCCGTCACCGTCGCCCAAGTAGCCGGTGTCCTCGGTGTATGCGGACTCGTCCTCGGGCGGCTCGTCCTTGGTGGGGTGGAGGGCAGCGCGAGCGATGGAGCGCATGTTCTCGGCATCCACCCGGATGAACGGACCACGGGGCCGCTCGGCGGCTATCTCGGCTAGCGCACCCTCTAGCTCGGCCACGCGGGTCTGCGCCTTCGACGCGAGGATGTGGAGCTTGCGGTAGTCCTCGGCCCAGTCGCGTGCTTCGCCCTCTAACTCGGCGATCCGGTCGGCACGCTTGCGGAGTTCGGCGTATACCTCGTCGGCTTGTTCCTTCGTCCACTTCATGCTTCCTCGTCCTTGGTGGGGGTGCGACGCGGGATGCACGATGAGCGGCTGCGCTGGCTGCTGCGCCGTGATCGTGTCGGCCATCGCCTCAACGTCCTCGCGGCGTAGCTCGTCCTTGGGGGGCCGCTCGACCACGTGGTCTACGTCGTACCCCTGTTCGGCCTCGTCGGCCAGCTGCTCGAAGTCGGCGTCCGTGAGAACGCGCCCCGTCTTGGTGGTGCGCGGCTCGTCCTTGGTGGGGTGCCCGAGGTCGGCGATGGCGTCGGCGTTCGGGTGGTTCCAGTCCTTCGTGAGTCGCTGCGCCTCGGCTAGCGCACCCTCCAGCTCGGCCACGCGGTCGGTGGCGGCGTTGAGCGCGTTACGTGCCTTGTTGCGGTCCCGGTAGCGGTCGAGTGCCTGTTCCTCACGCAACCTCGAGTACTCCTGGGATGCGGCTAGCGCACCCT